TCTTTTATATCTTATTTAAATAAAATAACGGATTTTGAATTGGAATTAGAAACGGCGGAATTATTAAAAGAGATGGACTTAATATGAAAATATACGCAATTTTCCCTAATCCAAAAAGCGGATTAATTGAAGAACAGTTTATCGAAACTGAAAATTATACAGCAGATGAATTAAGGGATATAGCATTTTATGACATTTTTTTCAATAATCGGGAACTGGAAACTGATGCCGATACATTAGAAGAATACAGACTTAAAATAAGTTTAGATGTCTACGATTTTGCAGGAACTAAATACTTATATGTAGGAAATAAATATATGGATATTATTCCCGGAGAGGACTTAGACGAAATACTTAACAGCGAGTTACAACAATGGGATGTTTGTGACGGAAAATTAAATATAAATTTTGAATGGCGTGATATAGCCGACAAACTAATTTACAGTAAGTAAAGGAGAAAACGAAATGAAAACACTTGCAGATTTTAAACGAGATGCAGCAAGCGGAAAAATCAAACTTGAAATGGTGGAACGCTATGGAAAAACAGGAGAAGAAATCCCGGAAAGATACAGAGGAATCAGAGCGATTCAATCTGTAAATACTGTAAAAATTATGCTTGAAACCGCCGATGGATTGACCAGCAGTTTGGATTTTCCTCCAGCAAAGTTAATTGAATATGACGGAAAATCCTTGACCATCTATGAGGGAGGCGAAAGGGATTTAACCGAGCAGGAGAAGAAAATTCTTGCAGACTGGCAGAAAATCGAGGATGACTACTACAAGCAGAATCCGCACGGTGATGCCTACTGGAAAAAGAAGGACTATTTCAAGAAATGCCCTTGCCCTTGGCTTGCTGGTTATGAACCCGTAAAAGGCAAGTATTATAATTACAACGGAAAAATCCTTGATAATCAGGTTAGAGGAAATGCAATTTTGAAGTACAATGTGTATGAACAGTAAGGAGTGAAAATGATAATAAAACTAACATTTCATTGATATTAAGGAGGAAAATATTATGTCATGGGCAGATTATTGTAGAAGTAGAAAAAAAGGAACCGAACAATGCATCAGAGACAAAGACGGTCGTATTGTAGTATGGTGCGTTGGTTATAGTTATAATGAGTTGAAAAACCTTTTGAAACGTCATCCCGGATGGTATTTCAGTGGTGCTAAATTTGAATAATTAAAAATTGTGTAGCATTCTCAGGAATAAAACAGAATGTTAAGGAGGTAACATTATGTTAAACATTACATTAAATACAGAGAAGAACGGCATTGAATTACGCTTTGACACTAAACCGAATACAGATATTATTACTGCCATTAAAGAAGCAGGATTTCGTTGGAGTGGGAAACAGCGGATGTGGTACGCAAAGCAAGACGATGACACGGTTGCTCTTGCTAATCAAATTTCAGAATCGGAAGGTAGTTTTGAGTATAAGCCAAAAACAGAAACTAACATTGACTTATGGTCTTTAACACGCACAGAAGGAATTGAAGATAATTACGGTAAAACCCACATAACGAATACAAAAGAAATTGCTGCCAATATTCGTAAACATTTACGGAATAGGTTTTCAATGTGCAAATGGTCGGTTACGAGTGATTATAACAGTATTCGTGTTGAATTGCTTGAAAGCCCATTTTCACGGAATTCAGAGGCTTTGAAGGCTATTATTAATTATGCTTATACATATGCACAGAGCTGGAATTACAACAACAGCGATTTAATGACAGATTATTTTGATGTCAATTTTTACGGCGCTTATAAAGTAAGTTACAATTATAATCAGCGTGAATGTAAGCCGAGCGAAACAGAGATTGAAACAGATTTTCTCGCAAAAAAATCAGAGTTTGATGCCGAACAGAAGAAGCAGGAAGAAGAACGAATTAAAAAAGGTGTTGAAGAATATATAATCAGGCAGGCGGAGTATGAAAAAGCAGAAGCAGAACGACAGAAGAAAATTCACAGAATTGAAAAGAACGCAGAAATTAAAACGGTTAATTATACTATCGTGAATGTCATTCTAAAGGCTAACAAAGATGACAACCTTGACCACACTGAAATTTATGATGAAAAACAGTGTAGAGAAACTTGTCAGGTTTCCAGAGAAGTACATTTTACCACAGAGGTCTATGCACTTTTTGAAAAACAGTTGATGAGCGATTATTCATTCTTTGATGGAATGGGCGGAAGCCGTACAGATGACCGTAGAATCCAATCATCAATAGACTACGATATGATGACCGAAGAAGAAAGGGAAACTGTCGAGTGGTACAATATTGATTGCGTTGCTATATATTGTGATGGTGAACTGAAACTTATCGTTGATCCACAGGGTTACAATTATGCAAGATATGTATATGTTTACGATGAGCAGAGCCAAAAGGTTGACACTTACCATTCAGATTATGGTATTAGTGAAGAAGAACATCAGCATAATATTGAACTTGCAGAAACTATTGAAGATGTCAGCACCGAGATTATCAGCCAAAATGAAATCAAAAAGACATGGGCAGGATGAAGATTTTGATTTATATAAGGCTTGTATGAAAGAATGGATTTATGCAAATAAATTCAAGTTGAATGCCGGCATTGTCAGAGCAATTACAATTCCCGAACTTAAAACGGTTATGTATAAGGTTCTTACAGAAGTTGACAGCATAGCGGAACAATTCAAAAATACAAACCTTGAGGCAGGACAGAGAATCACAATCGTAAAGTATAGCGACTTTGGTATGATATCGGTATCAAAAGTAACATTTCATAGTTACGAAATCGGGCAATACGCACAGTATGATAATTCTGTGAAAATGACATTCAAGCCGCATAGAAAGAAAGGTCTTTATTATAAGTGGTTTTATGGAGATGTTATCATCTACAATGGATGGTATGACCTTCCTGATACAGTTCTGTTTGATATATCATACAAAGAACATTGTATTACACAAAAATCTAAATGGGCATCATTTGATAGAAAGCAGTATGATGCTATACTTGAATACTTTGCGGAACCAGGATTGAAACCTATTATCAATACATATAAGCCTGTATTTTAAAGAGAAAACAATGCATCGTACAGGTTAAAAATTAAAAGCATAAAGGAGAGTCACAAAATGGGAATTACAGATAAATTCGGAAACTTTCAAATTAAGAAATCTGATAGAATCAGCAAGGAAGATCAAGTATGGTTGACTCACAGAGAGGAATTATATAAACAAGCAATTGCAGTTTACAAGTCTGTTTATGATATCTATAGGGCAGAAAATGAATCATACTCAGAAGAAGATCGCAAAAATTACAAGTATTCTCCTTTTTTAGTCGGGAATTTTGGTGTCCCAAAATCGCTTTCTGATGTTCAAAATAGTTATATAAGCGGTATTTTCAGTTACTTTTCAAATAAGTATAATGTGCAACTTGAAAACAATTTTGATAGATATGATCTGGATAGAGAATATTACAGATACACTGACTCAGAACCTATCAAAGAGCTTGTTATTGATTTCATTGACTACCATGCAGTGCTTGACAAGATTTTTGACCAGTTAGGCGGTATGAGTTTTGAAGAAAAGGCTATCAAAGAAATAAAAGATAAATTGAAAGAAAAATGTTACAACGGCTATCGTGATACATGGGAAATTAAAGTAAAAGGTAATAAATTCACATATACAGGTGGTTATTGTAGTAAAGAAAAATATTTTGATTATTACAATTTCGGTGGTACAGAATGGTTATGTGCTTTTATTGATGCGTTGGCATTTAATACATATGGAGAAAAAACACAAGTTTATTCACTGGATCATCTATATAGCTCTTATTCTATAAGACTTGAAGAGGATGATTTCCAGAATGGATTTTCAGCACCAGAGGTCGGAGTCAAGCATGTCAAACTCTTCAAAAATGGAAGGATTGATGTTATTTTTACAGATGCAGAATTTTGCCGTAAATTCGCAAGAGAATGGTGTGGTTATACACTTATTTAGGAGGAATTATATGCACGATAATAAATGTAATTGAATGGAGATATACAAGTCATGAAATATAAATGTACAAATGAAGTAATCCCACAGGAAATGAGGGAAGATATCAATACAAAAATTGAATATATTGTAAATAATGATTTGCCAGAAGTAGAAACAGGTATTTCAAAAGATGATATTTTCAATGCATATACTGGATTAGGTGGGCTTCATGGTTTAGAGTTCAACAACTATGATAGTTACTATGATTATCAGAGAGCGAAAGCAGATATTGAGCAAGGACAGTTCTTTACACCTTATAAGCTGGTTGAATGGATTTATAATTGTTTACATATTTCAAATACTGATTTGATAGCAGATCTTACTTGTGGACATGGTTCATTTATTAGTTGTGCGCCGGTTGAATCGAATTTTTACGGTTGCGAATTAGACGGGAAGCCGTACAGAGTGGCAAAATACCTTTACCCAAATGCAAAATTGGAAAATACAGATATTCGTTTTTATGAGCCGAAAATTACTTTTGATTATGTTCTGGGAAATCCACCGTATAATCTGAGGTGGAGAAAAGATGACAGTAGCTATTTGTCAGAATATTATTATTGTCTGAAAGCTGCGGAACTGTTAAAACCAGCCGGAATTATGGCTATTATCGTGCCTATGTCGTTTTGTGCTGATGATTTCTCTGATGGTGGCATGATTGACGGAATGAATGAGCATTTTAATTTTATCTGCCAAGTAGAACTTGACAAGAATATTTTTAAGCATTTGGGCGTTGAGAATTACAAGACCAAAATAGTGTTCTTTCAGAAAAAATCTGAATATACGAAAGAAGTTCCATATAGTACAGAGATGCTTTCCGGTGTTACTTCCGATGAAGTATGGGAGCAGTATTTAAAGCCTATTACAGAAGAAAGAGAACAGATTAAAAACAAGATTTTTCTGGAAACCGTAAGAAATAGTAAAGACGATGAAGCGTGGAACTTTAAGGTAGAGAAACTTCTGTATGATATCAAACGAAATCCGAAAACATGCAGCCAGTATGCAGAATGTTGTGAATATGTCAATAGATATAAGACACAGCAAAAACCGGATCATATCAAATGGGACGAATGGGAACAACTTAAAATCAAGCCGCAAGATGTTATTAAGCATTTAAAAATGGCGTTATGTTCACAGAATCCAAAACTTGATAGAACTGGTAGAATTATTAAAAACAATTATACATTTGAGTATAATGGCGATTTTACATCTATAAATGATGTTGTGTTGCAAGGCTTTTCAATGGGGCATTTTCAGTCAAAATGGATTGATAAGATCGTGAATAAAAAGCGAAAGATGTATGATATCCAGAATATGCCATTTTCTGAAATGCAACCAAACAAAAAAATAGCAAAGTGGCTTGATGAGTTCGCATTGACGGATGATGAAAGAACTATAAAGCTGAATAATGCTCAGAAAGCGGATCTGAATCTGTTTATTCAGAAACCATATAGCTTCATACAGTGGGAACAGGGAAGCGGTAAAACATTCGCCGGAATTGCAATAGGTAAATATCGTTTGCAGCACGATTATGTAAAAAATGTATTTATTGTGAGTACGGCAATCTCAATCAAGAACAATTGGCAGGATGTATTGGATCAGTACGGTATTGATTTTGTTATGATTGGAAGCCTTGCAGATATTCAAAATATCAAAGAAGGTCAGTTTGTAATTATCACTTTAAATATGATGTGCAAATATCATAAATTCATCAAGCGATATGTAAAATCAATCTGCCAGAAAGCCGTCTTGATTTTTGACGAATCGGATAATATGAGTAATCAGGACAGTAAACGGACAAAAGCCGTATTAAATGCTTTTCGCCGGTTGAAGTATAAAACACTGATGACGGGCACAAGCACAAGGAATAATATCACTGAAATTTATCCTCAGTTTGAATTATTGTACAACAATTCTATCAATATGCTGTCTGAATGTGAGTATATTATGGAACGCAACAAAGATGGAGAACTGGAAAACCGGATAAATGAATATTTTTTACAGCCATATCCAGCATATCGTAAGGGTAGTAAGTTATTTGCAGCGAGTCATATTCCAGAGAAAATCACTGTATTTGGCGTATCTCAGTTCACACAAGATATTCTTAATGCAGACATTTTGAAACAGATGATTGATAAGACGATTATCACACGTACATTTGAAGAAATTACTGGCAAACAGCTTTATGAGATTATACAGATTGCTTGTGAAATGGGAGAAGAAGAGAAACGTCTGTATAAGGTTGCATTGGATGAGTTCTATAAAATGGAATATCTGTTTGCGAAAACTGGGAACAGCCGGAAAGATGCAATGTTGAAAATTTTGAATCAGTTGCTTGCACTTTTGAAGATTTGCGCTGCGCCTCAGATGTTGAGAGAGTACAATCAGTCGATAATGCCGGAAAAATTCAAAACTGTATTATCACTTTTAGACGAATTTTCTGATGAAAGAGTTGCTATTGGTGTGCGTCATATTTCAGTAGTAAATGCATATGCAAAGGAAATCAGAAAAGCATTTCCGGGCAGACCTGTATTTGTGATTACTGGAAATGAAACTACATTGCAACAGAGAAAGAAAATTGTCAAAGAGTTAAAAGAAACAACAAACGGAATTCTGATAAGCACACAGCAGAGCTTATCTGCAAGTATGAATATTGATTTTGTGAATAAGTGTATTATTCCAGAATTGCACTGGAACAACTCCAGTATGAGCCAGTATTATTTCCGCTTTATTCGTTATACTTCAACGGAATTCAAGCAAGTGTATTTTGTAACATATGAGAATAGTATTGAAAGTAATCTGTTAAAAATGATTCTTGTAAAAGACAAATTGAATCTGTTTATGAAGGATCAGGATTTGACAGACGATGAATTATATGAACATTTTGGAGTGGATAGTAATATGTTGCAGAACCTCATGTATAAAGAAAAAACGGAAGAAGGTTATGTAATAAGATGGGGAGATCAAAAAGTATCATAAAGAAACAACCATATATAAGGAAAGAAATTTATTCCAAAGGCTTGCCTGTTCTTTTAGAATCCGATACTGGCAAAAAGATATATGGAAAGTTTATGAATATTGCAGACGAAACAGCACAAGCTTGGTTACAAGGTGTTGTAGATTTGGTTGAAATTTTGCATATAGATATACAAGGGTTGGATGTGCTTTGGAATCTTGTTCAAGAGTATGGTGTACCAACCGCAAAGAAAATGTGTAGGGAGGTTTAATTATGGATTTAACAGAATTCTATCCTGAAGACATAGCTGAAGCACTATGTAATTTAGCATATGATAATCCTACAACAGAAGTTATAAATGGCTGTAAAGACGGTTTGCTTGGATTATTGGCATTAGCTCAAAATCCATATAATCCAGAAGGATACAAAGTATTGTACAAAGTGCTTGAAACAATTGTAGATGTACAGGAGGTTTGATTATGGGACAGTATTATAATGTTGTAATTAAGAATAAGAATACAATAATCACATACAACAAAAAAGTTGATGGCAAGTACACAATGCCAAAATTGACAGAACATTCGTGGTGGTATAATCCATTTGTTTCTTCAATTGCAAAATTGTTATATAAAAATCCCTGTAAAGTGGCGTGGATAGGTGATTATTCTAAAGAAATCAACCAGACACTCTTTGAATTTGCTTGGGAAGATGAGGTTGAAAAACATAGCATACATCAGGATGAAATGTATCTTGACGGTAAGTATCTTGTTAATCATACAATAGGAGCATATCTCGATTGTGACAAGTATAAAGCAAGATGCAATAATAATGATTGGATTTTACATCCATTGCCATTATTGACAGCCGTAGGCAACGGTTTGGGCGGTGGAGATTATTATGGCATCAATAAAGACCAAGTTGGCGGTTGGGCTTGGTGTACAATATCCGTTGAAGATGATATTCCGGTTGGATATGAAGAACTTGAATATATATTCAGAGAAGATTAAAACGGCACTTTTAAGGAGAAATATAAATGAATAAATCAGAGTTTTTGTTATACATTGAAGAAAACTTCAATATAACTGGTGAGAGTTATCGACTGATTAGTAATATTCTTGATTTCGTTTCAAACAATGCTACTAATGAGAATGAGCAATATAATATGTTATGCAATCTTCTTGATGGAACAATCGGATTATCAGATATGGAGTTGCGTAAAGTGTATCTGTAAGTAATTACTTTTAAGATTGTTTAATAGTTATATTCATAAATGAGGTGCAAAAATGTTATATAAATGGTATGACGGCAAAAAGTATAGAGCTAATAAAAAAACAGAAGCAATCTTTATAAAATGGAAATCAATTGATAATGCTATGGATATGAAAAAAAATAAATTAACTTTAGTACAATATGAAACTATACCATATGTTTGACACGATTTGGTGCAATTAGGTGTAGGGAGAACAATCTCACCAGAAGTTGCAAATTGGTTTAAGAAACAAGACTGTAAGGTTCAGATGGATTCAGATGGCATTAATTATATAATAATGATTTGATTACGGCAAACAGAGATTATAACTCGAACTTGTTTATATAACATTATATTAAGAAATTAAGGAGAGAAAGTAATGGACTATGGTGAATTTAAAGAGAAAATAAGTCTTGATGTAGATGACGCTATTGGAATGTGCAACGATTTATTGAATAGGCATCGTGATGACGAGAAAGCGGAAAATATTATTTTGGAAGCTTTTGCTGAGTTATTCGATTGTTCTGTGGACAGCTTATTGGATTTTATTTATCAGGAAGACCATGAGGAGGTGGACGATTGAATATGAAAAGTTTAATGCTATGGAAAGATGATTTTAAAAATGAAAGAGATTGGATTGCACTTTGCAAAGCACTTGATATACCAAAAGATACAGTTGAAATTGAAATGAACTGCAATGTGTGTGTACACAAATCGCACTATACAAGGAGGAATAAACAATGTATAAATTACCAGATAAGTTAATTGATATTCTTATAAGCGATGATATAAAAATATCTGAAGATGACAAAAGTGCTTATGTGGAGTTATCTTTTTTCTCACCTGAAGGACAGGATTGTAATTTATCAATTGAGAAAGGGAATAATATTGAATGTTTCTGTAATAATATTTATGATTATTACGATAATTTTGATGTATCTTTTGAAACATATCTTTGGTTAGATTCAGATGGACACGGAAGAAATGGAGCACCTTATGATATGAAAGATGTATATGAAGATATGGCATGGTGTCAAGACAAAATTTATGATATTTTTGTGATTGTACAGAAATACATTGACGAAATAAGGAGGAATGAAATATGTCAAACAGAGATAAAATAACCTTTTTTGATGTACTTTATATTAAATATGTGCCACAAGAAGGAAAAGCATGTACTGTTGCTGGGGAACTATTAAGGGCTACCGCACGCATTTATAACAGATATTATAATGACGGAGATATGATTAACAAAGGGTACGGAAAAGAAACTTGTAATAAACCTGCTCATTATCTGTGGGCAATGACTGGTGCAAAAGTTAAGAAAATAATTGATAAAATGAAAGACTCTGATTGTGATTATGAAGAGCATTTGAAAATGTTAATTACAGAAGTTGTCAATCATATTAAAACTTTTCCAGAATTTGAAACAGAATATAATAATTGGGATTCTTTTATAGACGAAGATTGGGAAAGTGATTGGACAGAGGATAACAAGGAAAGGATGTATGCAGAATGACTAAGGATGAGAAAACACAGGAAAAGCGAGACAGAAAGAGATATGAGACATTTAAATTAAAGTGGATGGCTGAACATGGTTATTCTCTAATAGACTTTTTAAGTAAAATTAACGATTGTTATGAGAAGTTACAAGCCAAAGAGCCAGTGTTTAAAGGTTGTCTTTACGATAACACTCTTGATATTTGGGATGCACTTGATTTATTTGAAGATACAGGATTTAAAGGTGGAATGATTTATCCTTGCTTTGATGAATGGTTAGATAATGAATGTATAGAAGATAATGTTGAAGAAGTAAAATGCGGTCAATGGGTTGTGGATGGTTTCGATGAAACTTATAATTGTTATGAAGCACATTGTTCAAATTGTGGAGTGGAGCTTGAAATGAATTTTGATGGCGATAAACCTTACATTGACCTTAACACTGCGTATTGTCGTTGCTGTGGGGCTAAAATGAATGGATGGTGCGAAGATTATGACTAACGCAAGACAAGCCTGCGAATGTTAGAGAGAGTAATTAAAAAATTGAAAAGGAGTGCGTAATAATGACCAAAACAGAATTAAGAAGTGCTACAAGTGCAGCCAATAAGATTATTAAACTAATATCAAAAGCGAGAAAAGACTATGCAGGTTGTTTCTATGACAAGCAAGGTCGGCAGATTATTGTATCAAATTGTATTGTGATAAGATTAAATGAACATTTGTCTATTCCAGAGGCAAACATTCCGTTCGACAATGTTGATAATTTGTTCTTGTCGGCTTGTCAAAACACTGAACAGTTAGATTTGTTAAGTTTAGAATACTTAAAGGATTACATACAGAACGCTAAAGATGATGAACCTAAAAGATATAAAGGTAGAGGACATGAATCTATTGTTTACGATTTTGGTGAAAGGCTGCCTATGGTAAATTCTGAATATATGTTGCTTATTTATAAGGTTTTAGGTTGGCAGAATTTGACAGCTAAGATTAATGAAGATAAATGGGAAACAAGTCCAATATATTTCTTTTCAGATAGGGGTGACGGTATTTTAATGCCGATAAAGAAAAAGGAGTGCGTAAAGTGGACAAGATAGAGAGCATATTTAGTGTTAATGGTTATAATGAAGATGCTGACACATATGTACCCTACGGATTGTTTGGAACATATATCGAAGCCAAAACTCATCTCAATACATTATTGCCCTTGCTGAGAAAAGGTTTACTCACAAACAGGAGAACAAAAGAACCGATAGATTGGCTTAACATTGTGGAAAATAATAAAATATTAGCGAGTTTCACTTGAAATATTGTTGATATTATGATATAATAAAGGAGAATACAAAATGAGACAATATACAATTGACGATGCAAAACGGTTGATAACTGATTTTTGCGAAGAAGAATATGGAACAGAGAATGTTGACTTTTCAAACCTTGAATGTATCGGTATTGCCTATACAACAACAGAAGATGAACGGTTTGAAATCCAAACAAACATTGATTTGATACACAATACAATGGATACGATGATTGGCATATGAGTATGTCGAATTGGTAAAACATAAGGAGGATATAATATGCTGTTAAGACCAAAATATTTGTCAAATGGCAACGCTTGTATTGATTATAAGAACGGTGTTGTGATTCTTACAGTCATCGACAAGGCAAGCGGTCATGAGTATACAGTGGATATGTATGGAATTGACCGAAAAACTTTCAAAAATGGTGATTGGCAAACACTATTTGAAAAAGTAAAGGAATGGCAAATCTGGAAAAACAATAAGGCATTAGATTTCACAGATGGTTTTGCTTTAACTTACGATACAGACAATTGCGAGATAGTCTTTGTTGAAAGGAAAACTGGTGACACACACATATATATATATAGACCTTGCCCAGATGGGAAAGGATATTGTACAATCACAGGGGAAGACGAATGTGATGGTTGCAAGCTTAATGCAGGGTACGATGGCTATGGTGTTAGACCTTGTGGACAACAACACTGCTGGTGGGGTTGTGTTTTCTGTACAGAGAATCACTATTCTTATCGAGAGCCATTTGAAGATAGCAAATAAAATGGAGGTATACAAAATGAAAAAAGTATATGAAGTAAGAATGGAAAATTGGGAATATCGCAACCGTAAAAATAATCTTACTACAAAACAACTTGCCGACCATGCGTGCTACTGCGGAGGTAATTGTTTAGGCGATACTTATAATGTTATCGGCAGATTTAACACTTTAGAGGAGGCTCGAAAGTTGTTTGAATCTTCAAAAGATAAGTGTACAACAACTTGGGGATTGGAGCATGGACTTCATACATACACTTATGATGTGTTGTACATCCAAAGCATCCCTCTTAATGAGGATAAGGAAGAGGATTATGATGCGGATGCAGAGTGGGAAATTTGGGATATTTATGTCGCAGAATTAGCTTGATAATTAGTGAGAAGATACACAATGAATAAATCATTTTACAAAGTTATTGATTCTGTTATTGCATTTAATTGGAAGTATGGTACAGAAATAGAGGTAATAGATAATACCGAGAAAACAGAGCAAGAGGAATTAGTAGAGGATTTAGTGCAGATTATTACTGTTTTTAGTTGTAAGTTACAGGGCAAACGAGCTAAGCATACACGGGAGTTGATAGAACAGATAAAAGGTGGTGATTGACTGTGTTAAAAAGTGTAAAACTTGTATTGTATCCTACAAGGGAGCAGGAGGGGTTATTTAGACGATTTAGCGGTACTTCGAGATTTGTCTATAATATGTGTCTTGCATATATGATTCAGCAGTATCAGGATTACGGTGTAACCTGTAAATTAAGTGACTTGATGTCTTATATTCAGGATTGTAAATATTCTGAAGAATATGCATGGTTACAGGAAGTCCCAGAAGCTGTGCAGAAGCAGGCAATGAAAGATTTATTAACTGCATACAAGTTGTTTTTTAAGAAGGGTAAGGGTTTCCCAAAGTTTAAGAAAAAGAGTAGGGAGATACCGTCCTTTTACCAAAGAACAGATAAGTTACATTTAGACAAGAAGGACTTGAGTAAAGTAAAATTGACAGGTGTAAAGGAACCAGTTAAGTTTAAGTGTAATTCAGAGATAGACTTGAAGTCAGTTATGGAACGACCGTTAAATCCAAGAGTAAAGTATGACGGAAAACATTGGTATTTAACAATTTCTTATGACTTACGGAGCGAACATAAGAAACTGACAGATGAAATAATAGGTGTGGACTTAGGAATAAAGAATCTCGCTGTTGTTTCAAGTGGTGTTGTGTACAGAAATATTAATAAGACAAGAAGTGTGATACAACTTGAGAAGCGTCTAAAACGGTTACAGAGGAAAGTAAGTAAGAAGTATTTCCTGAATAAGCAAGGGGGTAAGTTTGTAAAAACAAGCAATATTATTAAATTAGAGCAGAAGATAAGGTTGTTATATAGAAGATTATCAAATATTAGAGATAATTATATACATCAAATAACTGCGGATTTGGTAAAAACCAAGCCAAATACAATAGTTATAGAGGATTTAAATGTAAGTGGTATGCTGAAGAACAGGCATCTTTCAAAAGCTGTATCACAGCAATGTTTTTATAAGTTTAGACAGTATCTTGAATATAAGTGTAGATTCAGTGGAATTAAACTTATACTTGCTGATAGGTTTTATCCATCAAGTAAGAAGTGTAGTTGTTGTGGGGAGGTAAAGAAATTCTTATCTTTACATGAGAGGGTATATAAATGTTCTAATTGTGGTTTGATGTTAGATAGAGATTTTAATGCTTCACTTAATTTAAAAAATTACGCATTGCCACTTTAAAGATATGTGTAATATGTACCTGTCCGTTACAGGGAATTTAAGCCTTTGGAGTATTAAACAAATCAGAGTACCTATTAGGGAAATGAAATACAATGAGAAAGGAAGTTAAATCTATAACTATACAGATTTTTATGGAAAGTTATAGATTTACACAAACGGTGTATATGTGATAATTTCGTTATTTCACACACGCTCCTTGTTGGAAAATATCTACGGCGAAAAGGTGTGGCAGCAAATTTTGAAGAGGGTTGAAGAAATAAAGGTAGAATATAAATAAAATTCTTGTTTTAGAACGGATTCGTCATAAGGAGGAATGTAGCTTTATGAAAAGTAAATATACTGATGCTTATGCTCAGACGGTAATAAGGAGGGTGCTAAATGCCGTGGTTTGACAATAACGATAAACCAATCGAAGTGAATCATACCGAGATGATAGAAAGAGTAGAAAATGACATTCGGCTCTATGGCAAAGATTTGAAATGTTATGTTATTATTTCGTCTCGCTCTGTTGCAAATTCGCCTGACATACAGATAGTAAGCAGATTTAGTCTTAAAAAATCTATTATAGGCGGTATGACAGACAAAGAATATGCCCTATCAATTACGCTTGAGGAATTGTTAAATAGACTGCGGTACGAACATTATGTGTCAAAAGATGTATAAAACAAAGGTTTTATACATAAAAAAAATAGACATCACTCCGACCTGCGAAAATCTGGTGATGTCTATACCAAGTAAGCTATCGAAAGATGGTCAGCGTTAGCCTACCCATTTTCAAAGCCTAACATAATGATATACTATTGGGAGAATTTTGTCAAGATTATTTCCATATTTTGTGGGTTGAATTTGGATAGGAAAATTTTGTACAATAATAGTGAAAGGTGAATGAATATACATGAACAATTTAAGAAGAAAGAAAATTAAGGTAGAAATAGATTCTATTAATATATGTATTGGCAGGCTCGAAAACATTCTTTCTGAAGAAGAAGAGTATTTAGATTCTGTTCCTGAAAATTTGCAAAACTCAGAAAGATATGAAGAGAACTGTGAGTCCTATGATAACTTTGAGGATTTACTTGATGATTTGTCATCGACTATTCAAGAATTGGAGGAAATTTATAATTGAAGCAGGTAAGTGAAAGAGCCTTTTTAAGAAAGTTAAGGAATAATGGGTATAGTTTTCTTCGACAGAATGGTAATCATGCAATATATGGTAATGGAATGAATACGGTATCTGTACCTGTAAGAAATTTTAAGTCAGTAATAGCTTTACGCTTAACTAAAGAATTAAACCTAATATAAATATGGTGATGAATCATGATAACTTTAGTGTGTATTATAGGGTTTATTATCTTAATTCTGTGGGAAAAGAGTAAAGAAAATTATGCAAACCATAAGATCAAAAAAAATAATAAACAATATTTAAATCAATATATTAAAAACAGAAATGATGATGAGCCAAAGATTTGATTGATAAATGTTGGTTTACTCATTGACAACATAGAATTTTTTGATTATAATTAAATTAAGTAATCGAACAAGTGTTCTATTTTTAAAATAAAAGGAAGCGGGTATAATGAACAACACAATTAACTTATTCAATGAATGTTGCAATTGGGGAATATACCTTGATAACGGTATCATAATGCCCAGAAATCAGGCTTGCACACCACAAGTAACTAATAACCTTGAAATGAATTGTAGGTGTAAATGTTTAGACCAGTCACTCAAATGTGATGATGAAACATTTACAAACTTGGTTGATTTATGTTTTAGTGATTATTGCAGTTATGATTTTGAGAACTTGACATACATAGGCGAATGCCCACTTAGCGATTTCATATCGAAAGAAGAATATCAGATGGCTTGCAAGTATATTAAATGCCGTCAATTTGTTTGTACGGTAAAGGGAACGGAAAGAAAGGCATATGTAATAGGCTATCTTCCTTCAGATCCGAACAATGAAGATTGTTTAGCGTATGTTTCTATGGGGTTTTATTTGATAGGTGATAGGCTCGGAATGTTGAAGGATGTACAAACAGAGAGCTTGAAAACTATAAACGCACTTAAATTACATAGTTGTAAAAATAAATTTGAAATTTTTTCAATTTTTTTTAATAAAACTATTGACAACGGCAACAATAAATGATATTACATGAGCATAAACAATAGAAGAATAAAAGCGACGAATAAATGACGGTCAAATGTTATTTATTTCGATAGCAACTTCATTGATTTAGTTTGATAATTAGTGAATGGATTATAACGGTAGATTTTGCTGCCGAATGGTGAGGTCATTATCCACTCACTAAAACTTATGTAAATTCAGAATAAGTACAAAAGGAAGGAGATTAGCGATGAGAGTCGCAGAAAATGTTAGTGTAAAGAATATTAAGTGCGGAGATGTATATTTCGCAAATTTAAGTGGTCAAGGCTCTCTGCAAACAGGATTAAGACCAGTCGTTGTTGTTAGCAACGATATCGGTAATTATTATAGTGGTATTGTTACGGTTATGCCGTTGACTTCTAAGCATAAGAAAAATTTACCTACGCATATGAAAATAAAACCAAATGACATAAATGGTTTGAGAAGTGAGTCGATAATCTTAGGGGAACAGATTACTACAATTAATCAAAATCAATTAGGATATAAGATTGGTCAACTGACTGAGAGTGAATTAAAAGACGCTCGCCTTTGTGCTATTAACATGATGGGATTAAATTGTTTTGTGCATCTATACAGCAATCTTCATAGGTGATAGATAGTTGCTTGATAAATAATTGATTTACCTTTCTATTTTGTATTTGACAAGTTGCCTTACATATTGGTATAATATGTATTAATAATCGTGAAAGGCTGTTTGTTAATGGGAATGTGTGATAATGACCGTAAAGGTCAATCAATTATTGAAGAAATATTATTTGATCAAAAAGGAAAAATTCAAGTATTAGAGAATATTTTAAATTGTCAAGCAAAAACAAAGGAGTATCATTCTTTATACTTAGATACAGCATATGTTATTCATAGAATGCTATATAAATTGAAAGATATATCTGACAAAGAATGTTGTGATAAATCCCCCATATGGTGTTGGAATGAATATGATGTGCTATCCAAGATACAAGATGAAAAATATACAGAAGATATTGTAAGAAATAAATTATTAATTATGGAATATTTTAAAGTGTTAAAACGACCAATTCCAAAATTGATAATTGACTTTAAGGCTGATGTATTTGTACCGACTGTTATCCCAACATTGAAATGGACAACCTACAGTATTATATCTGAGGATTGGAGTAAATATTTCAAAAGTAAGATTCATCGGGATTTAACAATGATATTTGCTTTATTATACTTTAATGGGGCAAATGTAACTGCAAAAGAGGCAGATTGTTCTGTTAAACATTTGGGTGCTAATAATAACATCGTCAATTTTGAAAACATTGCATTTGCAGTTCCGGATATGTTAGCTGAAATATTTAGGTTATATCCAAAATTGGATACGGTTCTTATTCGTAATCTTTGGAAAAATTGTGGTATTAATTCTTATCAGTTTCGTTGGTCTGGCATTTATCAACGATGTTACAAATATGATAAAGCTAACGATAATTTTATATTTTTATCTGTTACACCCAAACAAGTTAATACAAAAGTTTTATTAAGCTTTGGATTTCCTGAACCAAGAAATGACTTTGATAAAGGAAAGATGATCAACAGATATAAACAATGGCGAACATACTTTAACTTATGATTAATTTATATTTTTTTTTGGCTACAAGATTAGTAGCCAAAAAAATACATATCAAAGACCGTCACTTGTAATTTTTAAGAATAAAAATTGGAATATATAATTGGGAGTGAAAATATATGAGTCAGCAATTGGCTTTGATTGGATTCAAGGAGCAATATGTTCCCGATATTAACATTGTCACAAATGATAATACTGGAATAAGCGGGGAAAGTTATCTTGATAATGTTGTTGAAATAAATCGTTATCTTGAACAAATGGACAATGAGGATGAATTACATTTTAACGATAACGAAAATTTAATTGATTGTATTGAAGTAGACAATAATTATTTAGGTACAAAGAAAATTACTGATAAAAGCACTGATGCTTTCACGCCCAATGAAGTAAAGCTCATGCTTGAAGAGCTTTTAAAACCTTCAAAATATTATATAAACAGTTTGAGAAATTACCTTTATATAGTATTGAGTGTAAATACAGCACGAAGAGCAGGTGATATTGTAAGTTTAAAGGTTGGAGATGTTTTGCAAATCAGTTCTAATGGGATAAGTGTTGGGGAATACATTAATTTACATGAGCAAAAAACTAAGAAATATGCTCATGTGAAAATTAACTCTTTTGCTAAATCAGCTTTACAATATTATTTCCGTGAATTAGGAAAATATAATCAACTTCATGGAAATTGTAAATTAAAAATGTCAGATTGGCTGTTTCCCAAGTGCTTTACTCCAGATGAACCGAATACAGTGGATGGAATGAGAAAAGTCATTCAGAGATTAACAAAAAAACTGCATAGTAAAAATCCACAAATGTTTTGTAAACATTATGGAACACATAGCTTACGAAAGACAATTGCTCGAAATGTTGTAGATCATACAACGGATGTCAAAGAACTTCAAATTACATCAGAATTTCTTGGTCATTCCAGCCAAAAAATAACGGCTGCCTATATTAATATTCAGCAAAAGGAGATTGATGATTTTGTTGAAAAATATGGTGTTGGCTTGGAAGTCTGATTTTATATATATTTAACTTATCTCCTTTTTTAATTGGTTTATTAGTTGTGAAAATCAACCGTAAGTTTTTCAGAAATTCTTTTGCTTACGGTTTTATATATTGAGCAGTCGCCAAGCGGTTAAGGCACTGGACTTTGACTCCAGTATCGTGGGTTCAATTCCCACCTGCTCAGCCAAACGGTATTGTGTAGCTTTATAACCTTGCGGTTCAAAATAAAAATCTACTGTTATTGTAGAAAGACTTTATACTGATCAGTCACTTAAGTTGGCGTTGAACGGCGGTGTCCCTTGACTGTTGTTTCGTCAGCCTTCAATCTACACAATATCGGAAATGACACAGTAGTCCAACGGCAGAGACAGCAGACTTAAAATCTGTAAAGTGAGAGTTCAAATCTCTTCTGTGTCACCATATGGACTGTTAGCTCAACAGGTTAGAGCGGCAAACTCATAATTTGCGGGTACAGGGTTCGACTCCCTGACAGTCCACCATGTACAAGTGAGTGCAATCGGCACAAACTCATTTTGTAACCTCCTTTAAAGACACAAGACGGATAAGTGTCGCCCAAATAAGTGGTTGTCTGTTATGTACTGAATCCGTCCAAAAAAAAGAAAGGAAAGAATCCAATGAAGAAGTTAAAAGCTGAACTACATAGAATGAGATTCTGGATAAGTGCAATATCAATTTTCATTACGATTCCATTGTTTATAATTGCTCGATTAGGAGCAGTGAATGAACGGAAATCAGAAATGCTCGGTGGCGAATTGTTGATTTTATTCATTCCATTCATTGCAGATATGATATACATAAACATAAGGGATACAATAATTGAACATCGTAGAATGACGATGATTCTCAAAAGGAAGAAAGTTCCAAAACCCACAATTGTGGTTAAAAATATTAGGAGTATAAAGGAGAATACATAATGTCAAAAGTAAATAAAAGTGAGGTTTTATTGGAGTTTAACTGAGAAAAACCACGAATAAATTCAACATTTAAACAAGATAGTATAGAGGTGTAAAATATGATTGATTGTTCAAAAACTGAAAATTACTTTGCTGAAAAGAAAAGAATGATAAAAAGAACTGGAATTGGGGTATGTCGCATTAAATGTGAGTACTGCCCTTTAGGTATTACGAATAATGGCATGGATGTTCTGTGTTCCGAACTTGAAACGCTTTATCCTGAAAAGGCAATAGAAATAATTCAGGAATGGAGCAATGCACATCCGCAGAAGACTTATTTGAGTGAGCTTTTGAAAATCTTTCCAAACATTCCGCTCAGTGATGATGGAACGCCCAAGTCGCTTTGTCCTTTTGAATTAGGGGTGACGATGACTGAAAAATGCAATAACGAATGCGTTGAATGCTGGAATCGGATTATTGAGGACGGTAAAGAGTGATGAAAAGATATATTGATGCAGATAAATTTATCGAATATTTAGGCTTCGCGAACACCAAAGAAGAACGAAATGAAAATATATATGCAATTTGTACATTACAAGACCTTGATAATCAGATAGCAGAAGATGTACAGGAGATTAAACACGGAAAGTGGATATCGACTGTAAATGCTTTAGGGGAGATTGAATATCATTGTTCAGAATGCGACAATTATTTGTTCTTAGATTCTAAGGATAGCCAGTTATATCCATACTGCCCCTATTGTGGTGCAAAAATGGATAAGGAGTGAAAGCAATGACAAGAAATGAACTTGAAAGGTATTTAGGCAAATGTGTGACAATTACTCTTTTGGATAACACTGTAATTGAGGGCACTTTACATAAGACGGGTGAAAAAGCCTTTGAAAACAACCCTAATTTATCAATACCAGTTAATTTTTATTTTTGCACTGATGTAAATAATAAAGTGGTTAAAAATACTGCATTCAGAGTATCGCACATCCAGAGAATCAGTTGCTATGAAAAGTTAAGAATGACAAACTTTGAAAAAATCAAATCAATGAGTATTGGCGAAGTGTCGGGTGTAAAACCTAAAAAATTAAAAAAGAGGTTAAAATTATGTTAGATGTCATCACAGCAAATGAAATTGTTAATGCTTTACAATGTAAAGGACACAATATTGAATGGGTGAAAGACCATTATCTCAAAAATTTTATAACAATGGATTCATATGTTAATGTTTCCATATGTAATGTTGATTATTGGGTTATGCCAATAATCGCATTTAAAAACACAAATGCAACTGTATTAGGTTTTGTTTATGAGCGTACTGTTTATGAAGTTGGCAAATATAGTCGTAAAACCTCAAGACTGTTCACGAACATTTATAATGCCTATTTTTCCAATAATAATTATGATAGAGTTTATATGGAAAAACGGTTTTATTAAAAAAGAGGTAGAAAAATTATGGAAATATTTTTTTAATGAACTGTTAAGGAAGGAGTGGCATAATGTTACAATTTGTATGTTTTATCATTGGAGCGATATTCGGTGGTTGTTTTGCGGCTACTGTGATGGCACTTATTTTTGCCCACACCGACTTATATGTAAAAGATGGTGATGATAACAATGAAGAAAAGTCTCCACAAGAGGGTGAATGATAAAGGTAAATGGTTTCAAGAAGATGTGCGTGATAAACGATATGTTTGTCATACAAATAAACATCTTGCTTGGTGTAAAAGATACTTAAATCGTTCATTCAGGCGTAAGAATAAGCAAATAAAAGAGGAGTTTTAAACATGCCAACAGGATTTACATCTTTTATTGAAAATGGAACAATAACAACAGGAAAAGATTTTCTTTTACTCTGTTCTCGCAATTTGGTTTAGCAGCAGAAATAAGCAGAGATAAAGGGTTAAGAACACCTATACCAACGCATTTCATACCTAATAACTTTTATAAAAAACATTATGAAGAATCTGTAGAGAAATATAAGAAATTTTCTCAAATGACAGATACAGAGTTTGCTAAATATGTGCGTACAGAACATGATTCGTGTATAGATAGAGCCAAACAGTGTTTGAATGAGATGATTGCAAAAGATAAAGTATATCAACGTATCAAACAAGAAGTGGTGAAATGGAAACCACCGACTGCCCTGCATGAAAACATTAAGATATTTGCGCTAAACCAGATTGACATGTGCATAAGTACAGATCAGGACTATGATTATTATATGCGAATTATAAACAAGACATTTGACGATACTCCAGAAAGTGTCAAAGAATATAAGAAAAACTTTTTGAAGTCGTTAAAGGACGAAATACGGCAAGCTAAATCGGATTTAGCCAGAGAAATGAAGCGAGTCGAAGATTATAACATTTTTATGGAGCAGTTTTTGGAAAGCTGGGAAACAATAAAAGTATAGCTTTGCAGTTAAAACCGTGATTTCCGTTTTTATCCTTCAATAATTGCATTTATAGCAGTAAAATGAGCAGATAAAAACAGATATTGCGTAATTAGCCGAAGAGGTGAAAATGTGTTTTATTTTTTTAACGCTATTTACCGTCATTTGTAATTGTGAAAAATAAAATATAAAATTAAAGGTGGTGATGCTATGAAGAATGTCTATTATGACTTTAAATCGAAAGGTGGTGAAAATAATTTCAAAAGATGTAAACGATATGACAGTTGAAGAAATAATTGATTCATTTCCTGATGAAAAAATTAAAGAAGCTGTTAAAAATGTTTATGATGCTGCTTACAAAAAAGGTCTTATGATTGGAGCATACTCAATTTCTACAATTGTATTGAGGAAGCTTAAAGGAAGTAAAAACCCTGCTTTAGCTGTAGCTAATACAATTAAGTTTTTAAAATCAAATAAGCATATTGAGTCATATGATAAACAGCAAAAAGAGATTATAGAGAAAGGATTTTAAGATGTTAAAAACATCCAAAAATTATTTAGTTGATAAGGAATTAACTTGCAATGGTTGTACTTATTTAGATTTCAAATACAAGCAATGTAGAGCATTAAAAGAACAGCATTGTGTCTACGATAAATATGTAAACAAATTGACTACATATTGCATTTGTAAAAATTTAAATTGTGTAACCGTTCCTTCTAATTGTGATGAAGGTGATTTTATTACAGTTCTTAAGGATAAAAAATGTGTAGGATATAAAGCTAAAAATACAAATAAAAAATATGATAGAAAGGTTGATGCAACAAATGAGTAATAAAGGACTTGGATTAAGACAGACAACAGGTAAATTTCAGATAATGGGTAAAGTTACCGGAGTTGAGAAAGATGGATTTTATAAAGAAGGTACGTCATCAAACACTGGTAAGAGTTGGCGTAGAGTTAATTTTGGCGTAATGTATCAGCCTGATTCAGTTGCCTATATGCAGCAGACTGGTTCTCAGCAAGATTATGTATATTTTAACAAGTCAGAGGTTATTAATGGTAAGCGTGTAAGTAATATACAGAAGGTTGCGTGGCCAGACAGACATAAAGCTCCATCTGAAGAATACAGCCTTATTGGCGTTCGTTGTGGAGTTGAAAAAATTGTTGATGATGACGGTAAGATTGTGAATAATAAAAAGACACTTGTTGCTTTTGATGCTTGTAAGGAAATTTCCGAACATCTTCAGGATGATGATAGTGTATTCGTGAAAGGCGATATTAAGTTTTCTACATATAATGGCAAACACAATACTTCTTTTGACTTTGATCAAGTATCACTGTGTCAGAAACCTATTGATTTTGATGATGAAAAATTTAAGCCTATAAATATGTTTAAGCAGGAAATTATTTTTATGGGTATTGAAAAAAATAAGGAAAACGATAATGAATTTATTGTGTCAGCTAAAGTAGTCAATTATAACTCTATTGAAGATATTGAAATGTATATTCAGAACAGTAAAATAGCTCAGACTTTTAAGAAAATGCTTAAGCCTTATACCATGATTAAAGTAGGAGGTTATATTTCTGTTGAAACACCTGTTGAAGAAGTCGAAGTTGATGATGCTTGGGGTGTTGGTATTGAGATAGAAAAAGTGAAAGCTCCAACTGTTCGTAAACTGATTATCAATGGTGCTGACAAAGATACAATTGACACAGATACTTATTCAGAAGAAGTTATTGAGGAAGCTCTTTACAAGCAGAAAGCTAATGATAAGGCAAATAGTGAATTTAAAACAACAAGCGACAGTGATGACTGGGGCGAAAATTACGAAGGCGAGGAATGGGATTAATGAATATCAGAAAAGCAACAGCAGTAAAAGAAAAACTTGGTTTTCTTCTTTATGGAAAGCAGGGTACTTGGAAATCAAGTCTTTGCTTGGAATTTGCAAAGTTTAAGAGAGAAGATGGTGAACCTTTTCGAGTTTTGTATATAGATGCTGAGGCAGGCTCTATTGATTCATATCTTGAAGGCTATGAAGCACAAGGCGTAGATACAAGTAATATTTTAATTGCTTACACACAGTCACTTACTGAGGCAGAAAATTTAATTAAGACAGCTTCAGCAAATGAAGAAATTTATTTAACTGACGATAACGGTGATGATGTTCTTGCTGTAGACTCTAAGGGTGATAAATTTGTAGCAGATGCCATTGTTGTTGATGGACTGTCACTTCTTTATACAGCTCGTCAGCAAGGTATTGTAGAGTTCTCAAAAAAGAGAGCAGGAGTAAGAGCCAAAAAGAAAGAAATGGTTGGTGACGAAAAATTTGTTGCCATTGAGGGTGCCGGTCTTGAAGTTAAAGATTATCAGACACTTAAATTTGATGGTCAGTCATTCATTCTTGATCTTCTTGCAAGTGGCAAACATTTTGCTGTGACTTGTCGAGAAGAAGATGTAAAGGAAAATATGAAGGATAAAGATGGTCAGTTTAAGATGGTTGCCACTGGTGAGAAAAGACCACAGGGTTTTAAAGATGTTGCATATAATGTAAAGACTGTGCTTCACATGATACAGGATGAAGAAAGTGGTGAAGTGGTAGCTATTGTTGAGGGAAAAGATAGAACAAATATTTATCCACAAAATCAGTTTATTGAACATCCTTCTCTTCTCGCTTGGCAAAAAGTTATTGATAGAAATAAAAATAAAAAGGAAATTAAGGTTGTCTCTTCACTTAACAATAGCGTTAATATTGAAGCTAAAAACATTGAAGAAACAGCTATTAAGGATGATGATGAAGTTTCATCAAAGGTAATTGATAGTAGTGTTGAAGAATTGAAGAGTAAAATTTCTACCACATTGAAAAGTCTTGTAAGCACAAAGAAAGCGAAAGCAAAGAATTTAATTATTGAAGCTGGTCTTTCCCCTACATACAAACAGATTGAAGATAGTGCTACACTTCAGAAATATCTATCAATTCTTGAATCTGTTGTTTGATGAAATATGAAATGTTTTTATTGTAAAAACATTATAGATATTACAAAAATGTACGATGGCAGTTATGTGATAGACCAAAATCATTATTGCCATTGTGCATGTTTCATTCAATATAAAACAAATTTAAAAAGAAAACCGTGGACAGAAGATCAGGCAACAAAATATTTGCAGCCATTAAAAAATAAGACCGAAGAAATAGCTAATAAAGCATATTATTTAGGTCAATTAGCAGAATGGTATTGTCAATTTTATGGGCAAAAAATAATGCCTAATAAGGCAAAGCAATTGGTAAATATGATTGCCGATGGTAGGTATAAAGACATTACAATAAAGATACCAGTTGAAGATTTATACCAAATGTTTATTCGTAATCAGGATAAGTTAAAAAAAATTAATTATCAACTTGAGGCAAAAAAAATACGAACAGGACAATCTTTAACTGTAGAATCTATGTTTGCGTATGACATAGCGGTCATCATAAATAGTTATAACGATTATTGTGAGTGGAAACGGGCAGCGTTGGAAGAGTCTGTGTTAAAAAAACAATCACTTAATGCTCAGCGTACACAAATAGATTATACTATTTTTAAAAAATATCATCGAAGTGAGAATAAAGGTGCTGACATTTCTGACATTATAGATGATATATGATTATAGGCACTTAAATTAAATGGGTGGTGATATTTTATAGAAGAACAGGAAGTTAAACTTGACAATGTTCAAAATGAGATATTATTTGTCGGGGCTATATATAAACAGCCATCATTACTTGTAGAATATGCTTCGCAAATAAGAAGTAAATATGATTTTACAGACGAAGTGACAAGATTTTTTTACGATAATGCTGTTTCTATTTACCAAAATCGTAGTCAATCTTTTAATTCATCTATCATAACAACATATATGACTGAAGATCAAGAAAGGTATCAATCTTATATTAACTATGGTGGTTGGTCAACTGTATCTAAATGGATGGAACTTGCTTTAGTTGAAAATGTAAAATCGTATGCAGAAGTATTAAAAAAATATTCTTTACTAAGAGAGTATTCTCGTAAGGGATTTAATGTTAGCAAAATCGTAACACATCCGAAATTTGAATCGTGGACTTCAAGTGATATTCCACGATTAGTTAGAAGTAAAATTGACAGGGTTCAAACTGTTATTTTAGGTAATGCTGATACTGAAATCTTAAATAATAAAATGACAGATATGATTCTTGACAGACTTAAAACACCTGATATGGGAATTTCAACACCTTATCCGATGTGGAATGAAATGTTCAAGGGGTTAAAAACAGAATGTTTAATGTGCGTTGGCATGAGGTCAAATGATGGTAAGTCACGATTTATGTTTAAATTGATTGCATACTTAGCATTGTATCAGAAAGAGCCAGTATGTGTGTTGTTAAATGAAATGTCAATTGAGAATATGAAATTTTGTTTACTAACTACTGTTATTAATAATCAAGAGTTTGAAGAATTGCATGGTATTCATTTAAGTAAAAAAGAAAGAGAAATTACACTTGGGTTATACAAGGATAATAAAGGGGAGTTTATTATCCGTAAACAAAATGCCGAAGGTGAATTTATTGAATCGTTCGATGACTATTATGCCAGAGTTTCGCAATTATCAGATGAGTATGCAAACATTATTAAGGTAGCTGAATGGATTGAAAAAGAAACTAAGGGATTGATTTTTGCTGTTGATATGGTTTCTGCTTATGATAATCAAACATTAGAGTTAGAAATCCGAAAACAACACATGATTAGCCAAACACAATATTTCTTTTATGATACATTAAAAGATACCGATAGTACAGTGGGTGATTGGACTGGATTAAAAGTTACTACAACAATGTTGTCAGAACTAACAAGGCAGTTGAATATTTTTATTTATTGTTCTATTCAGTTGACAGATGACACTAATTTTGTCAAACCTGAAGATTTGTGTTCATCAAATATCGCTAACTGTAAGCAATTAAAACATGTACTTGATACATTGGTATTATTCAAATCCGTTGATTTAAAAGATTATTCTAAATATAAATATCTTGTTTATGATTCAGAATGGGGAGACTACGGAGAAGAATCGTTGGACAATAGTAAAAAATATTATATAGGGGTTACGGACAAGAATAGATTTGGCAATAAGCATAAAATGGTTTATGAAGTTAATCTTGATACCAATGAATGGTATGAACGAGGTGAATTAGTAGTTGTAGCAAGGGGAAGGTAAAAATGGATGTACAACGCTTAAAAGAACATATAATCAATAATGATTTTGTTCCACAGATTTTAGAATGTTTGAAATGCCATGATATTAAAGACAAAGGGGAGTATTATCAGTGTGCTAATCCAGACGGAGATAATCTTAATGCTATTACTGTATATAAAAATAGTTTACATACAATAGATTATACTCGCAACATAGAACAAAAAAATATCTCAGATATATTTAATTTGGTTATGTTTTTTCAGCATTGTAACTTTTTTCAATCATTAAAATATGTATGCCAGTGTATAGGCATTGATTATTATTATGATTTTAATAAAAATTTACCTGCAAGCCTTAAATTGACAAAACTACTTACGGAGCTTAGCATACATAACGATGGGGACATTTGTATTGAAAAGCCTATTGAGCCAATCAGTGAACATATTTTATCATATTATAAACCATATTTGAACGATATGTTTTACCAAGATAATATTGATTATCGAATACAAAAAATGTTTGAAGTTGGATATGATGAAGAAACAAACAGGATTACAATTCCAATTAGAGATGAATTAGGTAATTTGGTAGGTGTTAAAGGGAGATATTTCTCTACCAATATGCCTGATTATATAAATAAGTATTTATATATTGAACCTTGTGCTAAAGGTCAAATCTTATATGGATTGAATATCGCTTATGATTCAATTAAACAAAATAATTCTGTATATGTTGTTGAATCTGAAAAAGGTGTTATGCAGATGTTTTCAGGTGGCTACACAAACACAGTAGCCACCTGTGGTAAGAAAATTGCACAAATTCAAGTTAATAAGTTATCAAGGATATGCGAGAATATTATTTTTGTTTATGACAAAGATGTTCAAATTGAAGAATTGAATCATATTGCTGATAAGTTTATGAATTATCTCAATATCTTTGCAGTTATTGATAAGCAAAATATATTATCTGAAAAGGAAAGTCCGTGTGATGATCCTAAAAAATTTAAAACATTAATCCAAAATGGAATGACAAGGTTGAGGTGATATAATGGAATGTAAATTAATCAATAGCAGTCCTAATGATATTAACAATATAACTGGGACAGTTTTACATAATAGAGGAATAAAAAATCCTTGCAAATATTTACATTTAACAGATGATGTTGTGTATTCTTATAAGTTGTTAGATAACATTGATAATGCAGTACGATGTTTTTGTAAAGTTACACCTGAAGAATCAAGGAAAGTTCACATTATAGTTGATTCTGATGTAGATGGATATACTTCGTCAGCAGTAATGTATATGTATCTTAAAACGGTATGTCCAATGTGGGAACTGACATATTCGTTACATGATAAAAAACAACATGGCTTATCGGAAGATATTACAATTCCAAAAGATACTCAATTATTAATTATTCCCGATGCTGGAAGCAATGATGTTGAACAATGTTGCAAGCTAAAAGAAGAAAATGCACTTCTTGATATCATTATATTAGACCATCATATTATCGAAATTGATAATCCATATGCAATTATCGTTAATAACCAAAAAGGTAATTATCCCAACAAAGAACTGTCGGGAGTAGGTATTACATATAAATTTTTACAAGCACTTGATGATGAATGGTTTAATTTTGAATCCGAGAAATATCTTGACCTTGTTGCATTAGGTAACATAGGTGATATGATGGATATTAGAAGCTATGAGACTAAAAGAATTATTGACAAAGGATTATCAAGCGTTTGCAACCCTCTATTTAAAGCATTAATCAAAAAACAATTTGATTCAATACATAACAGGGTTAATATTCATAATGTACAATTTTATATCGTTCCATTAATAAATGCTTTAATAAGAATGGGCTCACAAGAAGAAAAGAATTTGATGTTTCAGGCATTTATTGAGCAAACTCAATATTTTGATTATAAGCCAAGAAATAAACCAACAATAGAAGAATCTATTTATGATAGAGTTGCTCGTTTTTGCAACAACGCTAAAGCAAGACAACGAAACGCAATTAATAAAGCATTATCAAATGTATATAATGTAATTAACAATAGTTCCTCTTTAAATGACAAAGTATTGCTCGTTAATACAACACATATGGGGATTGACGAATCATTAACAGGTATTATGGCTATGAAGATAGCAGAAAAATATAAAAAACCGACTTTATGTTTAAGAAAAGCACAAGAAGATGGCTTATTTAGAGGTTCTGGGCGAAATTACAAAAATAGTAGTTGTGATAGTTTTAAAGAATTATTGGCTAAAACAGATACTTTTAAATTAGTACAGGGACACGATAATGCCTTTGGTGTTGAGATATACGGTAAAAATGTTAAGAAAACTATATGTGAATTAAACTCATTGCCAATTAAAAATGAGTCAGTTATATTATGTGATTTTATTATCACTGCCGACTTTATGGATACTGGTGTTGTCAAGCGTATAGATGATTCCGCAGATATTTATGGGCAGAATATAGATGAGCCTATTATTTTAGTAACTAATTTATTAGTGAAAAGAAACCAGTTCAATCTTATGGGTAAGCAGTTCAATAATTGGCGTATTGAAACTGATAACGGAGTGTCTTTTGTTAAGTTTGGTGTTGATAATGCAAGCGATTCATTGTGTAATCTTTTTGATGATTTTAGTGATATTGAAGAAGTAATGTTAAATGTAGTCGGTAAGACAAATATTAATGTATTCAATGGTATTATTACTTGTCAATTCATAGTAGACGATTATGAAGTAGTTGGAGGTGATAATGAGCAGTGACGGAAAAAATAGTACATTTACATAACCATTCTGAATTTTCTTTATTGGATGGTTACGGTCATCCTGAAGATTATTTAAAGAGGGCAAAAGAAATCGGAAGTCCTGCATTTGCAATAACTGAGCATGGCAATGAATACAGTTGGGTGTATTTTGATAAATTAAAAGCTCAATATCCTGATATTAAAATGATATATGGCATTGAGTTATATGAAGCATTTGATATGACGGTTAATGATCCGAACAACAAATATTTTCATTTGATTGCTTTAGCAAAAAATGAGCAAGGTAGAATTGCCCTGAATGAACTTGTTACAAAAGGAGAATTTGAAGGTTATTATTATCATGGAAGAGTAGATTTAAATGCTGTAAAACCATATGCAAACGATTTAATTATTACATCAGCGTGTCTTGCTTCCAAGCTGTCAAGAGAAAAAGATTTTAATAAATGTATTGAATATGTAAACGAATATAAATCAATTTTCCCATATTTTTATCTTGAAATGCAATCACACGATGTTTCTGAACAATGTAAGTATAATCAAAAAATATTAAGACTTGCTTATGCAACTAATACAGAATTTATTGTCACTTGCGATTCCCATGTGGCAACTGAGGAAGATTTGCGTTATCAAAGTTATTTTGTACAAATAGCTCATGATACAGAAACTGCATCAGAAGTGTATAAGGATTGTTATATGCAATCTGTTGACGAAATACATACTATAATGGACAAACAGATAGGTAAAGATAATGTGAGTATTGCTTTAGCCAACACTGTTAAAATTGCTGATATGATAGATATAGTTAATATGCCATTTCAAAAACCTCAACTGCCTACATATCCAATACCATTAGGATATAAAAATGATTATGAATATTTATCGTATTTATGTGAACAGGGTTATCAAGAATTTGGATTGAATAATTTACCTTTTGAGGAAGAAAAAATATATAAAGACAGATTGTCATATGAATTATCTGTCATTAATCAAATGGGTTTTAGTGGTTATTTCTTAATTGTGTGGGATTACATTAATTATGCTAAATCTCACAATATAGCAGTAGGATATGGCAGAGGCTCAGGTGCAGGCTCAATAGTTAATTGGTTACTTGGCATATCTACAATCAATCCATTAGAACATAATTTGATTTTTGAAAGATTTTTAAATCCAGAAAGAGTGTCGATGCCTAAACAATATTGGGCATTTGTTGTGAACTTTATTACTCAAAGGTGTGTCTATAAAAAATAGATGCTAACGGTATCAGTTGAATAAGACTCTACATCAAGGCTTACAAGCAGATATGTAGAAAACATAATATAGACGAAGTAGCTGACTAAGAGAGCCTACGGTCTTTAATAAGATAGCAGGTAATACCGTGCTAAGTTAATTTACATAAAATTTATAAAAAGGAGTGTGTTTTATATAAGAATAAAACAAGTAAAAAATTATTCTAATTATTATGTGTCAGATATGGGAGATGTATATAGCATTTGTCATAATAAGTTTAAAAAATTAAAACTGTGGAGTGATGGCAAAAGTAGATATTATATGGTTTCATTATGTAATGGAACAAAGCATACTAAAAAAGCATTAGTTCATCGTTTGGTAGCCGAGGCGTTTTTATCTAATCCAAACAATTTACCAGAAGTAAACCATATTGACTACAATTGCAAAAATAATGCAGTAAGCAATCTTGAGTGGTGTACAAGAGTATATAATATGCAACATTGTTTTAAAAAACATTCTCAAGTTAGAAATTATAAACCATGTGCTATATATCAAGATGGACATTTCATAAAAAAATTTCAAAGTATTGCAGAGGCGAGTAGATTTGCTACAGCATATTTACAAATAAGTGGTAGCAGCCTTTCCAAGTATAAAATAGTTAAAAATTATGAATTAAGATATGTAAATTAAAAAGTGTAACGACTAAATTGTACAGCAGAGGATGAGTTACTGCTGGAAGTGCAACAAGATATATGTAATATCAAGATATAGTCTAACTTTAAACTTTATTATTATAAAGGCTTATGAAAATAAGCATTAAAGTGGATATCGACACTGATTTTAATAAAAAAGAAGAAGTTCTGGCTTATTTAATGGATAAATACGGTTCTGATAGCGTATGTCAAATTATCAACTTTAGTTATATTAGTCCTATAGGGGCTATTAAAGATGTTGGTAAGGTCTTGGGCATACCATATAAAGTTACTGATAAATTAAGCAAGAAGTTTGTGTATAGCGATTTTCAAGAAAATTTAGATAATGATCCGTCAATCATAGAAGAATATGGTGAATATTCTGAATTGTTTGATATAGCAAAACATATAAGTGGAAGAGTAAAAACTGTATCAATGCACGCTGGTGGTGTAGGAATAGTTGATACTAAAATAACCGATTATATGGCTATACATAGAGGTAAAGATGATGCAAGAGTTATAGAAGTTGATAAAAGAGTAATTGAAGAAATTGGTATCATTAAATTTGACCTTCTTGGTGTGACAACTTTAAATATAGTTCAGGAAGTTATTAATTCGCTGAATTTAAATCCGGATTTTTTCAGTGCAAGTAATAGTGAATTTATGAATGATACAGCTACATATGATTTACTTGCCAGTGGTAAAACTGATGGCGTTTTTCAGGTTGAAAGTCAAGGAATGAAAGATATTTTAATGAGATTAAAGCCAACAAACATTGATGATGTTTCGGCAGTATTAGCCTTATATCGTCCTGACAGTATGGGAATGGTAAACCAATTTATTCATAATAAAATACATCCTGAAGATATAACTTACATACATCCTGATATGCAACCTATTTTAAAAAATAGTTATGGTTGTTTAATATATCAAGAAGAAGTTATGGAAATCACAAGAGTATTTGGTGGCAGGACTTATGGTGGAGCAGACTTATTTCGTAAAGCTATTGGTAAGAAAAATATTGAACTTGTAAAAAAAGAATCAGCAAAATTAAAAAATGAAATCATCAATAATGGTTATGGTGAAGATTTAGCTGAAAAAATCAGTAATAATCTGGCTGAAATGGGTGGTTATTCGTTTAATTCGGCTCATAGTATTGCTTATGCTATGTTGACTTATCAAACTGCATATCTTAAGGCTCATTATCCTGTTGAGTTTTTTTGTGCATTGCTTAATAAAAATAAAGATGATTATGGTGCAATTAATAAATACATTATGGATGCAAAACAATTTGGCGTAATAATCAACCCACCTCATGTAAATAAATCAAAAAGCGGATTTTCTGTGTATGACGGACAAATTATGTTTGGGTTGTCTGCCATCAATGGTATAGGCGAAAAAATAGCTTCTGTAATTTTAAATGAAAGACAAGCAAATGGCACATTCCATAATTTTTATGATTTTTTGCAAAGAGTATCGCCAACAAAAACTCAGATGGTTTCTTTAATTAAAGCTGGGGCAATTCCTTGTAATAATAAAAAAAATTTACTAATTAAATATTTTAAATATATTATAGGTCACAAGGAATACAAACCTGTAAAAACATTACCCTCATTGTCAATATTAAGAAATATGGGTATTGATACTGATACTGTTAAAGATAAGGCAGAAAGGTTAAGAAAGTATAATTTACGCAAAAAAATTGAGTTTGATATTGAACAAGAACAAAAAGAAAAAAAACAACTGTTAATTTATATTGATAAATATGGTCAAGATGAAAAATTCTGGGAATTTAGTGCTTTGTCAGTTTTCTTAACGGACAACCCATTTAATGAAAGTTATCAATATTGTAATACGATATACAATGATGTACAAGAAGGATGTTTATGTACGCTTGTTGGTGTTATCGCTAAAATTCAAAAGAAAAAAGACCGATATAAAAATCAATTCGCATTTATCAATTTATACTCAACAAACGGTATTATAGAGGTGACTGTTTGGAGTTCAGTATATAAGAGATATATTGATTTTCTTAATAGAGGTGAGAGAGTAGTTTTAAAGTGCTGTAAAAGATCAAAGGATTGTTGTGAGGTACAAGCTGTTAAATCATATAACAGATGGTTATTTGAGAAAAGAAATACGTTAGATAAGAAGGAGGTGAGTTAATGTCAAACAAAGATATTATGTGTTTTCAAGCTGAAATATGTCAAGAACGATATTATAATGAAAATTCTTGTTGGGGAGTTTATACATTTAAGACACAAGACGAAATTAAATACTTTAACGGAAATCCAAAAGAATATATAAGTGATGAAGGTAAATCAACATATTATTATTCTGTTTTATGTGGCGAAATGCAGCAATTGTTTGGTGGATGCATATATAGCATTGAAGCTACTCCTGTATATAATAAAAAATATAATTGTTGGCAATATCAACCTCTGTCAGTTAAAGAAATAAATCAATGTTCAGAAAAAAACCAATATAATTTTCTTGTATCAATTTTATCTGAAAAGCAAGCAGATTCTTTACTTTCGGTATACCCTGATATTGTACAAAGGGTGATGGAAAATAAAGATGTTGATATTAATAAAGTTAAAGGTATTAATGATGACAAATGGCAACTATGCAAACAGAAAATCATAAATAATTATAGTATGAAAGATATTTTGGCACTATTATCTCCTTATGGTATTAGCAACACGATATGTCAAAAACTAATATCTCTTGAAAGTCAGCCTGAATTGTTAAAACAAAAGATATTTAAAAATCCTTATGTAATTACCAAAGTAAAAGGGTTAGGATTTAAAAGGGCTGATGGAGTGGCTCTCAAAATAAGACCAGATTTAAAAAATTCACTTGAAAGAGTTACTGCATTTCTTAAATATTATTTTAGTGTACTTGGCGAGGAAAGTGGTGATACTTATATAGATTTTCAAAAATTAAGAGAAGATGTCATTGACAATATTCCAGAGTGCATTAATGAATTTGATGATTTTATAATTTCACAAAGGCAGTCTAAAAACTTTTTATGGATTGACAATAACAATGTAGGGTTGAGAAAATATTACGATAAAGAAATGGCTGTTCTTGAAACTGTGATAAATTTAGATAATGGAACTGTAATGAATATTGATGAAAGTTATGTGGATAAAGTAATTCGGGACGCTGAATTATCACAAGGATTTAAGTTTGATGCAACACAACTTGATGTAATTAGGGGTTCATTAAATAAGCCTGTCGTGTTAATTACAGGTAAAGCAGGTACAGGTAAGACGAGTATTACAAGAGCTTTACTTGATGTTTACACATATAATAATATGGAAATTAGATGTTGTGCATTATCAGCTAAAGCAGCTCAACGAATTACAGAAGCCACAGGGTATAAAGCAAGTACAATTCACCGTTTATTAAAGTATCAACAAGATAGTGATTCTTCAATAGAAGAGCAGTTTAAATATAATTCACATAATCCTTTGCCAATTGATGTTTTATTTATTGATGAGTTTTCTATGATTAATGTACCATTGGCATTGTCAATATTGTCAGCCGTTAAACAAGGTACAAGAGTAATTATCTGTGGTGATAATCGACAACTTCCCCCAATTGGCTACGGTAATGTTTTTAATGATCTTTTAGAATTTTCAAATCAGTTCACTATTTATAAACTACATAAAGTACATAGGCAGGCTGAAAAGTCTGGTATTTTAACTAATGCCAATAAGATAAGAGATGGTATTGATCCTATTCCTCGTAAAGAAATGCGGATGGTAGTTGGCGACAATAAAGATTTAATTTATCAATTCCGTACCAATAGAGAAGGTTTAAGAGATATAGGTATAAAGTCTTATTTAAACGCTGTTAATAAATTTGGAATTGACAATGTAGTGATAATTACTCCACGAAAGAGTGATTGTATTAACTCCACTGCCGAAATTAATCAAATTATTCAAAATAATTTATTACCAAATGCACTCAGCGTTAAAACTATTAATGGTATACTAAAAGTAGGTGCAAAGGTGATTCAAAGAGTTAATAATTACGATAAAGATATTTTTAATGGTGAAATCGGCTATATTACAAGTATTACGCATATAAAGCAAGATAAGACGAACAAACAAAGCAAGAGTATATGTGTGTCAGTTGAATACAATAATTTATTAGATGAAAACTTAAAAAAAACGGTTAATTACATTGATTCAGAAGTGAATGAAGTGCAACTTGCTTATGCTTTAACAGTGCATTTAAGTCAAGGCAGTGGTTATGACTGTGTAATTGTCATTATAGACAATACTGATTACATTTTATTGGACAATTGTTTATTGTACACTGCTCTTACAAGAGCTAAAAAGAAATGTATGCTTTTAGCAGAACCCTCAGCATATAAACAGGCATTAAGAAAAAATCATTCATTAAGTAGAAAAACATGGTTAAATCTATTGACAAATTAATATGTATGGTGTACATTATATATTGTAAATCACAAGAATACAAATGACGGTCACATCTTGATTAAATTGATAATGAGCGTCTAAATATTAAACAAATAATACACATATTGTTGGATCTTAAACGATATGTGATGTATTATTTTACTTATAATTACCGTCACTTGTAATTAGACTAAATGTATTATGGAACATAAATTAAAAAATGTAATTAAGAAAGGTGATTGAATGAGACAAAAAATTGAACTTGTTACACTTAAGGATGTGTCTGATTTTACAGAGGCTGTAAGTCAGATTGACGAAGAAGTAACTCTTATCGGTAAAGACGAAAACGGCAAAGATTGGTCTATCAGTGGTAAATCATTTCTTGCAAGTCTTGTTCTTGCAAACGGTGTTGAAAGAGCAAAAACCAAAGCAGCACATAATGTTGATTGGAATACCATTACTTGTGTGTGCGACAAGGACATTTACTCAGTAATTAGTAAGTGGGCAGTAGGCTCAGTTATGGAGTAAACCATGGAAAACACAATACATAGAACAGTAATGTTACACATTCAGCTTCAGCGAGATGATTTTGACGATTTTCTTCACATAGCAGATGAATTAATGAGTGGCATTATTGAAGTAGCACAAGGCAAGGAAGTGTTGTCCGGTAAAAGTCTACTTGGATTAATGCTTATAGATACAAATAAGCCACAAACACTTATTATCAGAGGTTTTTTCACTGATGATTATGTGGATAAATTTAGAAAATGGGAAATTAAGGAAGGGTGATTATATCCGATTTGGTAAGAAGATAGTAAGTTTATGGGTAATGTTAGGTATGATGTTTGGTTTTTCGGCTTGTGGAGAACCAAACATTTCAACCCCTGACACTGCAACACGAGATACAGCCACTAAAGATACGGCAGTCAAATCAACAACGCAACCTACAACCGTGCATGTCACAACAGAACCAACTGAGAAAACTAAAAAAGACAAGAAGAAGGTTAAAACAACCTCTCCCCCTACAGAACCACCAACAGAAAAAGTTGAAGTTCAAGCAGAAACAAAAACTATTACAAAATCAAATGATACATATAACACATCGTCAGATGAGGTAGATTTGTTAGCAAGAGTAATTTATTGCGAAGCGGGTAATTGTAGCGAGTATTGTCAATGGCTGGTAGGCTCAACGGCAATGAATTTAGCTGACAGCAACGGTGGATTGAGAGCAGTAGCTTTTGATTATAATACATTCAATGTGGCAGGTATTCTTTACACAAGAGATCCGGGTGAGTTGTCTTATTCGGTTGCTCAAAGGATATTGAGTGGTGATAGAGATTATAATGTCAAAGCGTTCAGAATGAGTTATTATCATTCATTTGGAGCACCGTATGCAGTGGTGGATAATGTTTATTTCAGCAGTTACTAAAAGGAGGTAACGATGGCTGTTAAATCAATTGTATTAGTTATCGGAGCTTCAGGCTCTGGTAAGGATTACTTAGTAGACAAAGTTTGTAAGGAATATAACCGTAAAAAAGTAGTATCTTATACAACAAGACCAAGAAGAGATAACGAATCTCCAAGCTCACATATTTTTGTGACAGATGAGGAGTTTGATAAGCTGACCAATATCGTGTCTTATACCGAGTTTAACGGTTACAGATATTGTGCAACTCAGCAGCAAATTGATGACGCTGATTTTTACATAATTGATCCGAAAGGACTTGAAGATTTCAAGAATAATTACAAAGGCGATAAACTAATTGACTCTGTACTGATAGATTGTCCTGCTGTTGAAAGATTCTTGAGAATGAAGAAAAGGTATAAAGACAGCAAAACAGGGACTGTAAAAGCTATGGAGCGTATTATTAACGACCGTAAAGAATTTAAAGATATTGAAGAAAAAGTTGACTATGTAATCTCAAATCGTTCCGAGGAAGATGCTCAAAAATGTATGTTCTTTCTCAAAGCAATGTCAGAAGCTATAACACCATGTTTTATAACACAGAATGGGTAAACAAGTCTGTAGAAGGACAGGCAAAATATGACAAAGAGAAAATACAATGAAGTTCATAGAGGTGAATTAAATGATTGCTTGTACGAAAACTACAAACTTATATAAAATCGAAAAACCTACAAACGCATCTCTGCTTGCTGAAAATATATGGAACTCAAGAGCCGATGAGAAAAAGCCGACAGCGGAAAATACAGTATCAACAGCGGAGGTTATCTTATCAGAACTTAAGGATATTAAGTCATATGTAGCCAGATTGACAGGATTTGTAGCTGAACTGGCAGGATACAGTATTGAAGATTAATTAAGAGGGGGCAGAAAGAAAATGTCAAATAGAAGTTTTTTAGGTTGCTTAACAGCAATCGCATTAGTTGTTATCGCAGTTATTGCTATTCCTGTGATAAGTTTTAGCAATGACCACGCATACACCGTAACAATCACCGATAAAGAGCGTGTGACAACACAGGTTGCCGAAGGTCAGATCGACAGCAAATATCTTATTTACGGTGAAGATGAAAACGGAAAGACTTATGTTTTCGAGGACACAGATACATTGTTCAGATGGAAATTCAATTCGTCTGATGTTTTCGGTACTTTAAAGGAGGGCGAAACCTACGAATTAACGGTTATCGGATTTCGTGTCCACATCTTCAATTGGTACGAAAATATTATTGATTTTAAGGCGGTGAAATAATATGTATCACGGTATCAAATACAAAGGCTTACGCTATAAACTTTTTTCTTTCCGTTGGAAACGAAAAAATCGCAATTGGAAGGATTGCCCGAAAAAACGCAAGGCAATGAAAAAGGATTGGGAAAGAAAGTGCAACCAATGATTGAAAAAGAATTAAAAATCCGTGATAATTGCGGTTACTATGCGTTGGATATACCCAATTATAATGGTAACAATTTTACTTTGCTTTTTAATTCAAGGAGAAATGCCGAAACAGTTAAGCATATTATCGAAGTTGACGGTAGTAAACCCAATCATGCTACGGTGTGTGATATGCAAGAGGTTAAACACGGTAAGTGGGAAGAAATCCGAGACGCCTACGGGCAACTTGAAGGATGGATTCATATTGAGTGTGGTAGAGAGGTAAAAATTAAAGAGAATTATTGCCCTAACTGCGGTGCAAAAATGGAGGTAAACAATGATTGAAAAAGAATATATAGAGCGTGAAGCTGCACAGAAAGTTTTAGCAGACGATTACGCTTATAATGCTACAAAATCGTTTGATACAGTACCCATTGCCGATGTGCAGGAGGTTGTCAGGTGTAAAGATTGTATTTTTGGCAAATATGACGATGATTTAAATATGATTTTATGCAAACGAATTTACAACTTAAGCGACGGTGAGTATGTCTATAATGACTTAAATGATTTTTGCAGTTACGGTGAGAGAAAGGATGGTAATGGTAATGGCTGAATGGATAAAAGTGTTATATAGCAAGTCCTGTGTATATAATTCCTGAAAACCTTTGTGATGTATTTGAACTTAGTGGATATCACGCTATAAATTGTACAAAACAGGAATATGACGAAGAATCGTATGATGAAAATACCTGAACTAAAAATCAAGCCTTGTCTGAGTTGCGGTGTAAAAAATAGATAAGGAGTAAACGAAAGGAATGGGGAAGATGAATGACGGTTTCTGAATTGTGCCATTTGTTACAATATTTGGTGACTGATGGGAAAGGTGATTATCAGGTTACTTGTGAAGCTTTCACTGTTGGCATTGACGATGAAATCGAAATAGATAATAACAATAAAGAGATTTCATTTTGAAAGGTGGTGATGTATATGCTTGTAAACAGCAACGCTGATAAATAAAGTTAGGAGGAATTGAATGAAGAAATTTGAAAAAACAGTGTATGTCAGCCACAAATACGGTGGTGACAAAAATAATCTCAAAGAGGTTGAAGAAATAATTAAAGCACAGCAAAAGAAACATCCGAATTATATGTTTATTTCACCGATACATATGTTTGGCTTTCTGTACAACGATATGTCTTATGAGGATGGGCTTGAACTTTGTCTGTATCAGCTTGCCGAGTGCGATGAAATATGGGTGACAGGCGAAAAATGGTACGATTCAACAGGTGTTATCAAGGAAATTGAGTACGCAAACGCACATAAAATTGATGTTTTATTCGTAAAAAATGCAGAAGATAATCCACACAAAGTTGAAGGTTATGATTATGTCAAAGGTTTGATTGATGGAATAAAGGCAAACAAAGTTGACAACGATGAAGCATCTACAACAACAGCACCAGTTATGCATAAATATGACAATACATGCGAGAACACTAAAAGTGCATACATAAATGAGGACAATATTATTCGTACATATATAGCTCATAATGTTGTTGATCCTTTTGCAGGGAATATTATGAATATACGTGGTGTGCAGATTCTCACCAAATGTCCTTTCTGCAAATCTGTAAATAAAATCACACTTAAGGATAGAAGTCCAGTAAGCACACCTTGTAACAATTGTCATAACCTGCTTGACTTTAGTCATCTTACATATGGTGATATTCTCAGGAAGCATAGGTGATAGGTATGAAAGTAATTAAACGAGATGGTCGAGAAGTTGATTTTGACCGCAATAAGATTATTTCTGCAATTGGAAAAGCAAATAATGAATCCCGTACAAACCATGAAAAAACATTGTCTGATGATGAAATTAAAAATATTGCTACAAGAATTTATGATAAGCTCAGACGAAGTAAGAGAATTTATTCAGTTGAAGATATACAGGACTTAATTGAAGAATACATAGATAAATACGGCTGTTTTTCTTTGGCAAAAAGATACACACTTTACCGATATAAACAGAGCTTAATCCGCAAGAAGAACACTACTGACGATGCAATCCTTTCACTGATAGATTTAAGCAACGAGAACATCAAACAGGAAAACTCAAATAAGAACCCTACCATTATTCCTACACAGCGTGACTATATGGCAGGCGAGGTCAGTAAAGATTTGACTGATAGAGTTTTACTTCCTCAAGATATTGTTGAGGCTGACAGGGAAGGAATTATTCATTTCCACGACAAGGATTATTTTGCACAACATACTTATAATTGTTGCTTATGTAATCTTGATGATATGCTCCAGAACGGAACGGTTATCAGTGGCACTATGATTGAGAAGCCACATAGTTTTTCAACGGCTTGTACAATTGCAACACAGATTATAGCTCAGGTTGCCAGCAGTCAATATGGTGGACAGAGTATCAGTCTTACTGCTCTCGCACCGTTTGTGGATATTAGCCGACAGCACATTAAAGATGGGTTGAGAAGAGAGTGGAGTCAGTGTGGATTTGAAACTGACGAAAATAAGATTGCCGAGATAGCCGAAGAACGACTTCAAAAGGAAATCAACAAAGGTGTTCAGACAATCCAATATCAAGTAGAAACACTTTTAACAACTAATGGACAAGCTCCTTTCATCACAGTGTTTATGTATCTTAACGAGGCTAAAAACGAGCAGGAAAAACACGACCTCGCCATGATTATTGAGGAAACACTTAATCAAAGATATAAAGGCGTAAAAAATGAAAAGGGTGTGTGGATTACACCTGCGTTTCCAAAGCTTATTTATGTGCTTGAGGAGGATAACATAACAGAGGACAGTAAGTATTGGTATCTTACGGAGCTTGCTGCAAAATGTTCGGCTAAAAGGCTTGTTCCAGATTATATATCTGAAAAGGTGATGAAAAAGCTAAAAGAAGGAAATTGTTTCCCTTCGATGGGTTAAACGGCTCATCTAAAACTCCGTGAACATAAATCAAAATGGTGTACATTACACGAATAGGAACTGTAGGAAATGACAGTTAAGTAATGTGCTAACAGGGGACTTTCGGGGTGAAACTTAGACTTGAAGTATCCTGTGCCAAGACGCATATGCGTAAGGTCAAGAGACTATCGAAAGCATAGCACAAATAGCTTTGTGTGATGAAGTGAGTAGAGTACATCTGAATAATGATACAGATGGAAGTGCGGAGTGAGCGAGTTAGCATAATAACTCCCAAAGATATAGTCCAGACTGTTGATACCGAACAGTCAGTGTAGAAGCTTTTTATCACCGTACAAAGAAAATGGTGAATATAAATTTTACGGCAGATTCAACAAAGGTGTAGTTACAATCAATCTTGTTGATGTAGCCTTATCGTCAGGTAAAGATAAAGAGAAGTTTTGGAAAATTTTCGATGAGAGATTGGAGTTGTGTCATAAAGCCCTCTTGTGCAGATACGAGAGGTTGAAAGGAACAGTGTCGGATGTAGCTCCGATTATTTGGCAACACGGTGCATTAGCAAGACTTCAGAAAGGTGAAACCATTGATAAGTTACTTGTTAGTGGTTATTCGTCAATATCACTTGGTTATGCAGGATTGTATGAGTGTGTAAAGTATATGACAGGCAAATCTCATACAGATTCAGAAGTAACACCATTCGCACTTGATATTATGAGATATATGAATAAGAAGTGTGACGAATGGAATGAACAACTTGATTTAGGTTTCTCATTATATGGCTCTCCGATTGAAAGTACAACATATAAATTTGCAAAATGTTTACAGCGAAGATTCGGCATTATCGAAGGTATTACTGATAAGAATTACATTACAAATAGTTATCATGTAAATGTCAGAGAGCCTATTGACGCCTTTGCAAAGCTGAAACTTGAATCACAATTTCAAGAATTAAGTTTAGGTGGAGCAATCAGCTATATTGAAACCTCTAATTTGCAAAATAATCCAGAAGCAGTTCTTTCTGTTATGAAATTTATCTACGACAATATTATGTACGCTGAGTTAAATACTAAAAGTGATTACTGTCAAGCGTGCGGATATGACGGAGAAATTGAGGTAATAGAAGATGAAAACGGCAAGCTTATTTGGAAATGTCCAAACTGTGGAAACACCGATGAAGGCAAATTGAACATCTGTCGGAGGACTTGCGGTTATCTCGGAACTAACTTCTGGAATCAAGGAAGAACACAAGAAATTAAAGAAAGATATGTGCATTTGGGTGGCAACGAGTGAATTATATAAAAATCACTAAACACGATGTTGCCAATGGAGTTGGAGTCAGAGTTGTGCTATGGGTAAGTGGTTGTACCGTTCATTGTTACAACTGCCAAAATCCTTCGACTTGGGATTTTACAGCTGGACAACCATTTACTAATAACACTATGACTGAATTACTTGAAGCGTTAAGTCCTGATTATATATCGGGACTAACGCTCTCAGGTGGACATCCATTGGAGCAAGCAAATCAACAACAGGTGTCTAATATTGTAAAAACGGTCAAGACCAAATTACCAAGCAAAACAATATGGTTATATACAGGTTATACATATGAACAGATATTAAAATCTAAGTTTATTGTAAACGAAATCTTGCCTTATATAGATATTCTTGTTGACGGTAAATATGATGAGTCGCAAAAAGATATTTCTCTTGCTTGGTGTGGCTCAAGAAACCAAAGAGTAATCAAAGTTCAAGAAAGTTTGAAATCAGGACAAGTAGTAACACGATAAGGAGATGGTAAATATAGATTATTTGAAAAATCCTTTTAATTATATTGGTGGTAAATATAAATTGCTGCCTCAGATTCTACCTCTCTTTCCGAAGAAAATTGATAAATTTGTAGATTTGTTCGGGGGGGGTGGAGAAGTTTCACTAAATGTGAATGCAAAACAGGTTGTGTATAACGACAAATGTAAACCACTCGTTAATATCTTCAGAAATCTTGATAGCAAATTTGTAGACGAAGTTAAAGAAATGATTGATACATACAAATTAAACAAGTTTAGTAAGCAAGAATTTCTTAATTTAAGAAGTTACTATAATACAAATCTGAAAGATAATCTTGATAGAGAAAATGCAGTAGTTTTATATTGCTTAATTACTCACGCATTCAACTATCAAATAGCCTTTAATAAGAATAAAGAGTTTAATATGCCGTCTGGTGCAAGCAGGTCTTACTTCTCTAAGTCGTTAGAGGATAAACTTGTAAAATACATAGAAGCTATCGACAAGAAAAATATTAGTTTTTACAGCAGCGATTTCCATAATTTGAATTTAGATTCGCCAGAATTTAATGACACTTTCTATTATTGTGATCCACCTTATCTTATTACTGTTGGTGGATATGAACGAGATTATTTTTGTAAATGGTCAGAAGATTATGAAAGAGAGCTTCTTAATTTACTTGACATTATTAACTCAAAAGGTGGCAAATTTGCTTTGTCGAATGTTACAGAACACAAAGGTAAAGAAAATACAATTCTTAAAGAGTGGAGTAAGAACTACAACACCCATTATCTAATCAAAGATTACAATAATTGTAACTATCAAAGTAAGGTAAAAACAGGCAACAGTTCAACGGAAGTTCTAATCACAAATTATTAAGGGAGATGACGAAAAATCAAAACAGCTAAAGAGTTAGAAGATACAATCAACTTTTTTACACAAACAACTGAAGATTTTCAAAACAATATTAAAAACGAATCATTGCACGACTACGAAACACAAGATATCTTACATAAACTTGAACTTGAAGATGTGTCGTATCACGACACTGCCAAACTTGGGAAAGCTTTAACGAAAGTTAGAGAGAACCGTAGAAAAGCAAAAGATAGTGTAGAACTTAATGCTCCATTAGTAGAATGGATTCAGTCACATTCTGATGCGTTAAAATCATTACAGAAAGTTCTGGGAGAGACCAGAAAAATTGAGGACAAACAGCGTAGAAGAATGTATGTCCCAAGAACGAAGATTGTTGAGGAGGTAATTCATTGATAAATACAGGGTGGGCATTTAAGCCTAATGAGAATGAACTTCATGAAGAAAATCTTGCAATATACAAAAAACTTGCACCGAAAGCAAAATTGATTTGGCTGAACTTTTACACAAAGAAGTACGATGTTACACAAGATGATTTGCAGAATTATATGTGTTACACGCAGAAGGGATATGGTTACGGTAACATTACATACAAGGTGTTAAGTAATCCGTTCAATTTCACAGAAGATGAACAGGCTCTGATTTGCGATGGCGGCAATCTTTGTTTCGGTTATCGTAAATTGGGTAACTTAATTACGATTTATACAGATTAAATTGTTTCAATTAAACAAATGTTTGTTGAAATTAAGAAGGAGAACGATAAATGATTCATTTTGTGAGCAGAAAACAGATTGATAACGCCATTAAAGAATGTCAAGCGTTAGAGAAATTAGCGGTACTTTGCGTGGTGCAAGAGGAAGGAAAATTTTTTACTGTTTTGTGTGACTATATTGCAACACACTGTATAAACTTTACTCGTACTTATATAACAAAAGAATATGCTTCGTTTGTATTTAACAATGGCAGTGTATTGGATGTTGTTACAGACAAATACGAAGGCAGAGGTAAAAGGTATAATAGTGTGGTTGTAGAAAATGGTATTGATTCAGAGCGCATTAAAAGCATTTTTGCTCCGTTAGAGCTATCTTACAAAAAATGGAATTAAGAAGGAGAATAATAAATGAACATTGTACAAGTAAGACATCTACAAGATAAAAATGCCAAAAGATATACATATAAAGTTCCAGATAACGAGTCTCTCAATAAAGGAGATATGTTTCTAACACGAAATGTTAATGGCAAAGAGAGTGTTGCGATTTGTGTTACGGATAGCGAAAACCTTTCGACTAATGCCATTGATATGATTATGTGTGGTGCTGAAGTGCTGAGCGAAGTTATTGGAATATATAAAATTCATAAGTTTAAAACTGAATCCGAAATAGATTTAAAAAATACCGTAGGTGAATGCACGCAAGCAATAGCAAAATATCATACAGTAACAAATCCAGAGGTGTAAAAATGGCAGATAAAACACGAGTTTTACAGGAGTACGACAATGAAAATCATCAAACAAGGCAAACCTGAGTTGCAAATCAAACCATCAAAACCAAATACAATATCCTGTTCAGAATGTGGATGTGTATTTCAATATGATGATTATGACACACATTATGCCACAAACATAAGTTACGACTGGGAGGACGAGGACTGGGATGAATGGATTGTTTGTCCTTGGTGTAACACAGAAATTTATGGAATTTTTAATTTTGAGGAAAATTAGATGTGCGACATGTGTAAAAACTTGCCTTGCAAACCCACTTGTCTTCATGTTCTCGATCCACCAGTTATGGCAGTCTGTCATCAGTGTGGTAACAAATTAAGATATGACTATACATATTTTCGAGATAAATACGACAATATCTTCTGTTCTCGTGAGTGTGCTGAGGCATATTACGACATTCAAGAATATGATTGGATAGAGAGTGATATAAAACACAATGTAATAAAGGAGTGTAACTATGGAAATTATTAGACAAGGCAAACCTGAATTGCAAGTAGTTGAAACAATGTACACAAAAGAATGTTTGAGATGTCATTGTCAATTTCGTTTTAATATCAATGAAACACATTATGGAGACCTTATATATGATAACTGCATGTATGTTCGGTGCCCGTGGTGTGGACATGAAATTAAAGAATATTTTTAAAAGAAAGATTTTAATATGTTGCAAATGCAACGGAATGGTGGAATTTGAATGAGTGATTTAGAAACAACAATTAATTTTCTTCAAGAAGATAAAACAATGACTGTATTTACTTCTCAAAGAAAATGGCTAAATAAACTTCTTAAATATGCAAACGAGAAAGACAGCAATGTAATTATTACACATAAAAACACAGATGGTTCTGCAATGTTTGAAATTCCTGTTAGTTGGTTAAAGATTTCACCGCCACGAAGACATAAAATGTCAGATAAAAGAAAAAAAGAGTTAGCAGAACAGCTCGCTAAAGCAAGAGAGACAAGAAATAATAAAATCAACGAAAAGGAAGGTCGTAATGACACACAAGAGACTTAGAAAGCTTTTACAAGCAACAGGTATACAAAGAAACAATGTAGAAGATGTTATTCGCAAATACCGAGAAGATTATTTTTATACAGCAAATGAAGATGTTTACAATCGCTATTGTGTGCGTGAACTGTTTAGTGTGGTAGTTAAATTTGCACACAAGAGTGAATAAAATGATTCAAATTATTAGAAAAGGTTATTTGAAAACACCTGTAATGAGATTTGTCTGCTCTAATTGTGGGTGTGTATTTGAAGCCGACAGAGAAAGCTATAAACAATGTTTTACATCATACAATACATTTATTATGTCAGCAAATTGTCCTTGTTGTAAAACTAATGTGAGCTATGAAGAATCATTGTAGCAGATAGGAGATATATATGACACAGAAGGAGTATGGCAATGATAATAATGGCAAGGAGTATTAAATGATTCAAGTTCTCAAAGAAGGCGATCTTAAATCACCAATAATTAGATTTAATTGTCTTAGATGTAAGTGTGTTTTTGACGCAGATAAGGATGACTACAAACTGATAGCAACTTCAGGTGACTTAGCATATATAACAGATTGTCCGCATTGTCACAAAAGAGTGGCTCATATGATAATAACAGATAGGAGATATATATGATTTACTATTTAACTGATAGAACTCTTGAAAGAGCAATTGAGCGTTGCAGTAACAAAAATTATAATGACCTTATTGTCCTTAAAGATAACAAAGATTTTGACGAAATTTCTGTTTCAATTCTCGAACAGGCGATTATGAGCGATACATACTTAAATACTTCGTCATATTTAACCTATGACCGTATTTCTTTTACAACAGGCACGATTACTCTCTACAAAGATTCGTTAATTACAAACGATTTTAGGGGTGTGTATGACGAAATACTCGTTGACGAATTGGTAGAAAATAGTAAATGGGAAATCCTTGCCAAACATACAAACAGGCACGGTTCATATAAAGAGAAGTATAAGTCAAAGGAGGAGCTTAGTTTTGCATAAGAATATTGATTATGAGTCCTTACTTAGTTTTGTACAGGACAATCCTAACGCCGGCATATCTCTGACAATATCAGAGAATGAATTTGACCAAGTAATTGAGACTATTACATCGGCATTGATTACCAACGAAACACCACCAACACAATTAGTTAGTTATTTAGAGTATAGAACTCATCATATCTACATTGAATTTGTCAACGAAGCAACGCTTGAAATAAACACAATTGAGGGGTGATAAAATGAAAAGAAAACCTATCCCTAAACCAGTAAGACTTAAAGTATATGAGAAATACAACGGACATTGTGCATATTGTGGTTGTGAACTTGAACTAAAGGATATGCAAGTTGACCATATTGAAAGTGTGTATTGGTATAACGGTGCAAATGATATTGAAAATTATAATCCTGCTTGCAGAATGTGTAATTTCTACAAATCAACAATGCCTATTGAAGATTTCAGAAAGCAGTTAGGAAAATTAACATCAAGACTTGAAAAGACTTTTATTTATCGTTTGGCACAAAAGTATGGTTTAATTCAAGAAGTTGAAAAGCCTATAAAATTTTATTTTGAAAAGGAGGACAACCAATGAATGACTATAAAACCAGACTTTTACCCGAGTATAAAGAAGTCGTAGATAAAATCAATAAACTGAGGGTATTTCTTAATAAATGGGACAACGGACAACTTTCGTTTATCCCAAGGCTCTCAAGGGCAAACTATTCAAAAACACTTGAAGCAATGTGTAATTACAAGATGCTTCTTGAAAGTAGAATGCTGATGGACAAAATATCCTTTAAGGAGGTTGAAAATGTTTAAATTTAAGCCATACATAACGGTTATTGGTGAAAACGGCTTAACGGTAGATTTTGAGCTGTCACAACTCGGCACCTTTATGGCAAATAATATTGATATTGATAATGGGTTAATTTGGTGCAATGAAGTCTATATTGAAACTAAGGCGATTGATTTATCGGTTCTTGAACGCAGATGTTCTCGTTTTAAATTGTTTGCCGACACTGTTACACAGATTATTCTTCATCCTTATAGAGCAAAAAGCAAATCTCTAATCTTGCATTTAGACACCGATGCCAAAGTTATACATAATAAAGACACGAACACGATTATTATTTCCAACTTATCAGATACAGAGGAGGTAGAGAATGGGTAAAATCACAATCTTACCAGAAACAACCATTGATCCAATTTCGTTAATGGGCAGACGAGCAGGTATATGTTGGGGAGCAGATATTACAGACAGCGAAAAAAACTATAAACGAGGTCTTGATTGTATTGAATCTAATCATGGTAGAGTGTTTGAATTTGTAAACATTGAAGCAATTATTGAAGGTTACTCAGCAAGAGTAATTAGGGAATGGTATACACATATTGGTGGCAGTCCTACACGACTTCAGAGCAGTACAAGATATGTCAACTACGATAACTTTGAATACATAGTTCCCAAAACAGTACAGACCGAAGAACAGAAAACTTGGTACAACAACGCTATTGACACTATTAGTCACGCACTTAAAAATCTTGAAGAAAGTGGTGTCAAGAGAGAGGATGCTGCAATGTTACTACCTTTAGGTATGACTACTAAAATTGTAGATAAGCGAAATGTTAGAAGTGTTATCAGTATGGCAGAACAGAGAATGTGTTCGAGAGCGTATTGGGAGTATAGAGAACTCTTTAACGAATACATAAAGCAGTTAAAACTCTATTCGGAAGAATGGGCAACATTAATTCCAATGGTGATGAAACCAAAATGCGATGTGCTTGGATATTGCCCTGAGAAATTTAGCTGTGGAAGAAAACCGAGAAAGGATTGATTATTATACAGCAGAAGCATTATTTAGATATTGAGAGACTTAAACCTAATTATTTAGATGCGTTTTCGGAAGGTGATGAAATTGTAATTCAAGAGAAAATTGATGGAGCGAACTTTTCAATTCGTTACGATGCCGAAAGTGATAACATTAAAGCATTTAGCCGCAGAAAGGAATTGAACGAAACCAACACTCTAAGAGGGGCTTGGAATTGGTCTCAAACACTTGATAAAGAATTAATTAAAACGGTATTGGGGAGTAATCTTATATTGTTTATGGAGTGGCTTGTACCCCATACTGTAAAACATCCTGACAACAAATACCATAAAGCATATTGTTATGATGTATATGATACCAACACACAACAGTATTTAAAGCAAACAGAAACAGAAAAAATTGTAAAAGAACTTAATCTCACATTTGTTCCTGTCTTTTACAGAGGTAGGTTTACGAGTTGGGACGATGTGAAATCTTATATCGGTAAAACACAAATGGGTGGAGAATATGGTGAAGGCATAGTTATAAAAAATCAAACAACTTTAAATAATCCAAACACAAGACTACCATTTTATGTAAAACTTGTATGTGAACAGTTTTGCGAAACAAAAGGACACAAACAAAGTCATATGGTTGACACAGACGCATTAGCCAAAAAAGCGGAGAATCAGCGTTTAGTAAGCACGGTTGTTACTAAAGCAAGAGTTCGTAAACTTATACATAAAATGGTTGATAATGGAGTTATACCTGAAAATTGGAGCAATACAGAAATGGGAATAATTGCTAAAAATATTGGAAAAGACATTTATTATGATTGTCTTAAAGAGGAAAAAGATGTTGTTGAAATGGTTGGTCACGACTTTGGTAAATACGCTCACAGTTCCGCAATGAGATTAGCAAGAGAAATTCTGTTAGAAAGGGAACTCGACATTTAATAGCAATCAATGAAACGATGGAAATTAAAACTAAAAGATAAAGAGTATGAACCAATCGTGTATGCCAAAACCGAAACGGATGCAATAACTTGTTTTAAAGATGAAGTCGTTGAAAGTGTAACACTTTATGAGAATAGGGACTACTTATCGTATATTAACAAAATGCTGAAAAATGCAATGTTAGAAGGCATCCAACATCGAAACAATAATTGTGATCGTGAGTGGTACAAAACAGATACAGCATATGGGGTTTTGAGATTCCGTTTGATTAAAGACTGTAATGATGACAGTTATTTTGATTATACCGACTATCAGTTCGTTTCTAATGATTGTAAAGTGTTACCTTGTACATATGAAATGTCAACACCGCAGAAAGTTTATGATAAATACTTTTCCGACTCGCCTTATTGCGAAATTTATTCATATAGGTTATACGGAGAACCAAAACTTGTTAAGCCAGTAGAATTAAAAGGTATTAAACCGAGTTTTATTGTTGACTTTATACCGAATAAATGCAAGTGTCATTGTTTTATAAAGGACAATGACTTATGGATAAAGTATAGGGATTTCTTTTCTAAATCGCATAAACCTACCCCTAAAGACATGGGTACACCGCTTACATACAGACTACAGAAATATTTTAATTGCGATAAAAATTACTTAGATAAATTTATGTATCCCGACAGTTGGGGAGATATTGTGTTAAGAAATGAAGCTTGGATTGTGTTTCACAATATCAAGAATTTTGTGTTGGTCGATAAAATACCACCAGTTGTTTTTGTTGAAGATATGTTTTTGAACACTGACTTGATGAAGAAGTCAAACATATACAATTTATCAAACGAATGGGATAGATTTTTTGAAAACACATTAAAAACTTATGTTAAATATTTAAAAGGAGAGATTATTTGAAAGACTGGACAGGAAATAGTAAAAGTGTTTATTCCGTTTTAAGCGCTTCTAACCACTCTCTTAAAGAGAGGGAAACAAATGATTATTATGCCACAGAACCTAAAGCTGCTGAACTTCTACTTCAAGTAGAAGATTTCGCTCCTGACATTTGGGAATGTGCTTGTGGAGAATGCCATTTGTCTAAAGTATTTGAGGCTCACGGTTACAATGTTAAGTCAACAGATTTGATTTACCGTGACGGAGGAATGTCAGAAACATTCGATTTTTTAGCAGAATCAAAATCTAATTCGTGGAACGGCAGCATTATTACAAACCCACCTTATAAATATGCTTATCAATTTGTAGAAAAAGCGTTAGATACAGTTACAACAGGCAACAAAGTGGCAATGTTTCTTAAACTGCAATTTCTTGAGGGTAAGAAACGAAGAAAGTTGTTTGATAACACCCCGCCACAGACAATCTATGTATCAAGTTCAAGACTTTTATGTGCTAAAAATGGAGATTTTGAAAGCACAACATCAAGTGCTGTAGCTTATGCTTGGTATGTATGGCAGAAAGGGTATAAAGGGAACACAATTGTCAAGTGGATTAACTAAAAGGAGAATGATATGCGAATTATTGTTAATATGATAACAATTATAGTGCTACTGGTATGTGTAGCACTTAATATAGGCGCTACTGTTTACGAACATAAAACTATATATCCAAACAAAAAAGCATTACAAAACATTTATTGGTACACATACCTTATTGTACTTGTAGATCTTGGTATTATGTGGGGTGTGCAGATAGGAAGTCATTTTTAAGGAGGTATATATGAAATATATAAAAAAGGCAATACCAATTGAAGCCTTTCAGTATAAAGGCGATTTTATTGAAAATGGGGAATATTGTATTCCTGAATGGGCGATTAAAGCGTATGAAGATGGCTTGCTTTATTATAAAGATGAAGGAGATTTATATATCCATACGCTTGAAGGTGAGACGAAATGCAGTTTTAACAGTTACATAGTTCAGGGTGTCAGAGGTGAAATTTATCCTTATAGACAGGATATCTTTGAGGAAACATATATGGCGGTGGAAGAATGAAGAAAAGAATACTTGCTTGTGTTGTGATTATTGTTATGATTTCGGTATTATGTAGCGGTTGTGCATCTGACAAGTTGTCAGCCCCACCCACTGATATGTTTGAATACGCAGGACGAGATACAACGGCTGGTGCCAAAATTATCTATGATAAAGAAACTAAAGTTATGTACGCCGTTGCTAATCACAAATCTATAACTTTACTCGTTGATGAAAATGGTAAACCAAAACTTTGGAAAGAATAAAATTTAGGATTTATAAGGAAAGAGGTGAAATATATGTTTTACATTACTGGTGATTTACATGGTGAATATGACATACACAAACTGAGTTCTAAACGATTTCCAATGGGTAACAACCTAACACGAGATGATTACCTAATTATTTGTGGTGACTTTGGCTTAGTGTGGAATAATGGAAATTCTGAAATGTATTGGCGAGATTGGCTTAATAACAAACCGTGGACAACCTTGTTTGTAGATGGAAACCACGAAAAATTCCCTTTACTGAATCGTTACCCTATAACTAAAAAGTGGGGTGGAAAGGTGCATCAGATTGAAGATAATATTTACCATCTAATGCGTGGACAAGTGTTTGAAATTAACGGCAAAACATTTTTTACAATGGGCGGTGCATCGAGCCACGATATACAGTATCGCACAAAGAATGTTGATTGGTGGGAAGAAGAACTACCCAATAAAGCTGAAATGCAGGAAGGGTTGACAAATCTTGATAAACATAACTGGAAGGTAGATTATGTAATTACGCACTGTGCTCCAACCGAATTTATCACCAGTTGTATCAATATGAGATACAGTCCGGACACTTTAACCGAATACCTACAGCACATTGATGACAAGTTGGATTATGAGCATTGGTATATGGGACATTATCACCTTGATGTTACATTTGGTTCAGATTCAGAAAAGCAAAAGCATATTTTGTATAACTATGTGGATATGATTGATTAATATAGAAAGGATGACAGATATATGGTGATAGTAGTTTGCCTTATATCGCTTTATTTATTAAACGCAAATGGGACTACAGCACCTGAATCATATTTGTTTTCAGCATGGTGCTTTACTATTGCAGGTGTGATAGTAGATATAATTTTCAGCAGTTTTAAGAGTCTTGAATAAAAAATAATTAAGGAGAGTTAAATATGGAAATTAAAATTAAATACTTTACAGACATCGGAATCATTAAGCAAATTCCAAACGGAGATTGGGTTGATTTAAGGTCAGCTATTGATGTTACACTCAAAAAGGGTGAGTTTACTATTATTCCACTCGGAGTAGGAATGAAGTTGCCGTTTGGTTATGAGGCTCACATTGTGCCAAGAAGCAGCACTTACAAAAATTATGGCATTATTCAGACAAATCACATGGGAGTAATTGACAACTCCTATTCGGGTGATAATGACCAATGGGGTATGCCCGTAATTGCAATGAGAGATACAACCATACATAAAAACGATAGAATTTGTCAGTTTCGCATCACACAGAAACAGCCTGATTTTGAGTTTACAGAAGTAGAATGTCTTGACACAAAAAGTCGTGGTGGCTTTGGCTCAACAGGCGAGCAGTAAGGAGGAATAACTGTGATTACATATAATGATTTTGAAAGATACCTGACTAAAATTCAAAGAATCCATGAACTTGAAGATAAGATTTTGAATCTTGGTGATGAGTATAGTGATTTGGTTTTAGAATATGTATCGCCATTTGCATACCATGGTGTAACTATGGAAGATGAGTTGATCGACTGTCTCGAAAAAGGTTTAAACCTTAAGCCTGATGAATACGGTGATACTTGGGTATCGTATTGGGTTTGGGAGACAGATTGTGGTCAGAGAAATACAGTTGTAGAAATTGACAATAAAGCAGTGGATATCGCTGAAATTGCTAACTTATGGAAAGTTATCGAATGGGAAAGGTCGGGAGAATTGAATGAGTAAACAAACGATTGTAGTTAATCTTTATGGTCAGCCTTCCTGTGGTAAATCCACAGGGGCTGCTTATATATTTAGTCAGTTGAAAATGAGGGGTATTGAAACGGAACTTGTAACTGAAACCGTTAAGGATATGGTATGGGAACATAACGATGACGCTTTGACAAATCAGCTATACATATTGGGCTTACACTCACAAAGATTTTGGAGACTGAGAAATCAGGTTAGAGTAATTGTAACTGACTCACCAATCCTGTTGACCGAAATTTATAACTCATTTGAAAAGTGTGGTTTTTACCCCTCAAAATCCATTGAAAAGTGTGTAAACGATACCGCCGAAGCGTTTAGTTCTCTCTTTGATAGCTTAAATTTCTTGGTCAAACCTATTAAAAAATATAATCCAAATGGCAGATTACAAACCGAAATTGAAGCAAATAATATAGGTACACGAATTGAGTCGATGTTAATTGCAAAGAATATCTCATATGAAATTATCAAAGGCAACCAAAAGGGGTACGATAAAGTCGTACAACTAATTGTGAATTACATTGACCGAAAGGACAAAATGGATGCTATTAAAGAGGATAGAGAAAGGAATGGATTGAATGTTGTTTGAGGTTTATAAAGACGGACAAGGTAAATTCATGTGTAGCGATATAAGCTGTTTGCCAACGGAAAGTCAGCTTAAAAGTATGAACAAAAATGGGTATGAATTTAAGTTGAACGGCAAGAAAGCAACGCTAAAAAGCGTATTGAAATTGATTGAAAAGTAAATATAGATAATAACAATTTAATATTAGTTAGGTAGGTGTTCATATGAAACCAATGCTTACTCCAAAGGATATTATGGAAATTTTTGGTGTCAGTAAAAACACTGCATATAAAATGGTTAGACAAAAAGGCTTTCCTTCGATTAAGGTGGGGAATAGATATGTTGTTAGAGAAAGCTCCCTTGAGAAGTGGATTGAAACGAACGAAGGTCGAGAATTTATTTTACTTGAAAGAAAAATTTGAAATTACAAAAAATTTTACCATAAATTTTTTCAAAAACTCTTGACTTTATTCGTTCCATCCGTTATAATAGTCACTGTTGAGTTGAGAACAGACAACATTTTCAAAGTCACAACTGTTGTCAAACTGTTGTCAAATTCAAATTTTGAATTCAAAAAATGTAGTGTTTAAGCCAAAAGTAGGCACTTCGACTAACTGCCTTCTAAGCAGTAGGTCAGGGGTTCGAGTCCCTTTTGGCGCGCCA